CATGACAGCGCCGGGTCTCATCTCGAGATCGTCATCTTTCATCCAGTAGGGAAGTTTCATTTTTGGGGTCCGAATAGATCTTTCAGGATTTCATCGATGTCTTCGGGTTCGACGCCGGCAACTGCCCGGGTGTTCCTCGGGTTGGCAACCAGGGGCTCAATCGCGTCCTGGGGCTCATAGATGTACGGCTCGGAGCGCATTTCTGCTTCCCCAGAAATGTACATGGGAGTTTCAGGCGTCGGAATGTCCCGATACTGGTCGAGAACAACGATAAGAAAGACGCCGGACACGCTCAGGAAAGCCGGGATCGCTCCGTATGGCACCGGGAGGAAAAAGGCCAGCACGAGCAGGAGGAGGGATACGAATGCGATCTTGGTGTTCCGTTTCATATCCGTACCTCCAGTTCTGCGCCCTGGCGCCGGGCGAGCTTGACGAGCCCATGTCCGACGTTGTTCTCGATCCACTTCTCGGCGTCCTTGCGCTTCATGGCAATGTGGACGGTATCCTTTCTTACCGGGACCTCTCCTTCGGGCATGACCGTCATGACGGTTGTGGTAACGGCGAATGCCTCTACCTGCTTCTCGGCGCCGTCCTTTCCCTTGATCTTCGGGTGGATTGGCAGGATGCCGATGACAAACTTTGTCTTGGTTTGCGGTTTCTTCTTGTGTCGATTGCGCATTTCCCATCATCTCCTGGTGTAGTCGTAGTTGTAAAGCAACGTGTCGATCAGCTCGATCTCTTCGCGATCGGCAATCTCGATATCACCGAAGCTTATTCTCTGCGCTGGATCCGTCAGGAATTCCCTGAGCTGTTTTCTTCCAACGAGGGCCTCGATACCGTGAGCGCGAACGAAGTCAACGTCAGTTCTCGATATTGCGCTCTCGTAGTCGTCGAGATGATCTTTCACCAGGTCGCCATTGTGGTGCATAAGACTGAGGGCCTGGTGGATCATCTCGACGATCTCGAAATTATCGCATCCCTCGAACACTCTTGTCTGAAATCTGTCGATCCAGTTGGTGACGTCGCAGGTGGTATCGGTGTCGTACTTTCCCCATAAGAGATTGAGGGCTTTGGGGAGAATAAAGCGCCTGTAAAGCTCGGCCTTCATCCGATAGCAGTCGAAGTACATCGACAATTCTTCAAGATCTTTGAGGTCGTACTCGGAAACTTTTTCGACGCCGCACTCGCACTCGAACTCGAAGCACTCCGGGCACATCTCGAGTTCGCCGTGTGTTTCGGTGATGATCTCGCGCATTGTTTCCATCAGTCGTTCCCGCGCGTCATTACAATCCGGGAACCTCTCTAGGAGACATTGGTAAAAGTCACATGAATATTCTTCGTCTTCTTCGATTGCCGCCGAGGGCGAGTAGTGTATTTTCCACCATTCGACTATGGTACAGGATACTCTGTACACAAATTCTGCCGGCGAAAATTTTGGCTTGAAGTCTTCTTCGCCGAAGGCGAGCTGCTGGATCAGAACGCTAGTAAGCATGGATCCTCCTATGCAATGCGCTTGAAGAACGCGCAATCGTTCTCTGCGGTTCGTTTCGTCCTCGCCCTCATGGTCTTTCCGTTCCTGACGAAGGTGAGCGTCTTTACCTTGAACCCGGTCACATTAGCCACTCCAACCAGGTCTCCGTTCCATGTCTTGATGTCGACCCTTTTGTTGGGACGAACGATCTCTCGGCGGTTGAAGTAAAAGTAGCCGCCCTGGTTGACCTCACAGAGCCTGTCCAGGCCGTCGATCTCTGCCCGGGAGAGCAGGCGATTGTGCTCGTCGACGTCCTCTTTTGTGTATCCCTCGACCTTCCCATTCGGCGAAAAGACGGCATTGGTCAGAAAACCGCCCCCTTGAACAGGAAGGCGGTCGAAGAACATCAGGTAACCTAGAGAAGGATTGAAGTCCATGTCAGCCTCCGCACTGAATGCTGTATGTGGGCCTGCAGGTTTCCCGGCGCCACTTCTTTTCCGGCTCTCTCTTCACGATCGTGCACCCTTCCGGAAACCACGGAACAAGCAGGTCCAGAATGTATTCGATGCCATCGATCTGTCCGTGAGCTCTGTAGCAGCCGCTATAGGCATGCGGGGAGGAAAATTTGGTGCAGTACGAGGTAGTAATGTCCTCGAAGATGACCCTGAACACACTCATGATCCTGGCAAGGTCCGTACGAGCATCTTCTTCGCTCTCGGCTTCGCCGCGATAAATAAGCTCGATCTTATTATTTCTCATTGAGCTCACTATCCATGCAATATCAGGCTCAATGATGTCGAGAAGCACCTCGATCTTGCCGTACAGTAATTCGACGAGGTTCCTGTATTCGACTGCATAGTTGAGATACTCCATGTCTGTCTCGAGGAGTTCTTTCCTGGTTTCAATTTTTGACATATTTCCTCCGTTTCAGGCGTCTGAAAATCCCCCGACGGCGCTCGGGGGATCTCTAGTTTAGGCGTGCGTCCAGCCGGCCACCTGCAGTGCGTCATGGATGGCGGTGACGTCATCCAGGGTCGCGATGTTGGCCGCGACATATGCCTGGATGGCGGCAAGGATGCCGGCGTCGACAGCAAGGGTATTGAAATTGGTGGCAAAGTATGCCTTGGCATCATCGAGGACGTCTTCTGCCTCGATGATGTCGTCGAGATTGGCTTCGACGAGCTCCAGCAGGGCCTCTTCGCCGTTTTCGTCTGCGTAGACTGTGTCGAGGTTGGCCGCCGCCCACGCAACGAGCTTGGCAGTTCCTTCCTCTTCGACGAAGACTTCTTCGGGGGCCTGCTCCGCCGCATACTCAATGGCTTCTGCGGCGTTGTAGATACTGGCTTCGTCACCGACGAAATCGGTGATCGCAGCCGAGGTGAACACCTGACCGGGGTTCAGGACAGCCGAGAGGTTCTTCGCGATGCTCTGGGCGTCACCCGTCGGACAGGTGATTTTCGATGACCGTGGGCGACTGCCCGGTCACCAGGCCAATGACCTGAGCGATGGTGCTTTTTGAAATTGCCATTACTTGCTCCTCGAGGATGATTTATCTTGCGGTGCGCCGCCGCAAAATCTGTCGCTCAAGGTCAGTCCTTGTAGGGGTCCTCTTCGCCTTTCCCGGCCATCATGACGACGATCGGCCACAGGCGGGTGCGGATGCGAAGGTTTTCGTGGTATCCGAGGACGGTGCTGAGCCCCCGGTAGGCATTCGGTGCTTCGTCGGCGCCGCCGCCGTAGAGGTGAACGCCCATCTTTTCGAGATAGACATTCACGTCCTGCATATTGATCAATTTCTTGGCTTGGCTGCGCGACATGGTTCGTCCAGCTCCGTGCGGAGCGGAATTGAGAGATGCGTACATCTCCGTTGTTCCGGGAATGGGCTCGACAATGGCGGATATGTCTCCCATGGAACCGCCGATGAAGATCGGCTTGTCCCACAGTGGGGTCGCTCCCTTGCGGATCACCCAGTAGTGCTCGCCCTGGATGATCTCGGACCAGGCGAAGTTATGATGGTTCGAGATCATCTCTACCGGCTTGGCGCCGAGAATGTCGAGGATGTATTCCACGACCATCTTGCGTCCCAGGGTGGCGTACATGCCAGCGAAACACATTGCCTCAAGGTAGTCATCGAACAGCGGCGTGTTCTCTTCGAGCAGCGCTGGCGGCCCATCCATGGTGTCTTTGAAGCCAAGGATCTCCATCGTCTTCCTGGCGATTTTGTGTCCGAAACCGCGCGATCCGAAGTGGCAAGCCACCCAGACATTCTGGTCCTTGTCGTTCATGATGTCGACGTAGTGGTTTCCGCCGCCAATGGTACCTAGCTGTGAGGCTGCGAGCTGTTTCAGGTCCTTCATCAGCGGGTTCTTCCAGTCGATGCCCAGGATTTCTATCTCTCCTTTGTGGAGCGGAGACGTAGTCCCGATGCCGAAGACGATCTTCTCGCGGATCTTGGTGACCAGATTGTCGATATCGCCGAGGTCTCGTGGGCGCAGGCTGGTGCGCACCGCATAGTTTCCACAGCCAATGTCGTAGCCGACACCAGTCGGGGAGATGTGACGAGGATAGGCCACGACGCCGCCGATAGGCATGCGGTAACCTTTGTGCTTGTCGGCCATGAGGGCTCCAAATGAGCCATCGACGGCATCAAGGCAGGCCCGGATCTGCTGATATACCGGGCTGTTCTTGTAGAAGTTCCCGTCCTCGATGTCATCCATCGGGCCAAAAACTGTTAGGTTGGCTTCCTGCACTCGGATCATGAGAACCCCAATTTCTTGTGATCCACGTCACCGTTGCGCTTGAAGATGGTCTTGAAGATCACGCTGAAGATGCGGAAGATCTTCAATTTCTTGTACCAGATACGAACTTTCGGGTCATACTCGCAGTAGGTAATACGGTCGATGAGCCTCATAGGTTCTCCAGGTATCCGACGACCAGTCCGGGCACTGATCCGTCCAGGGCGGTGATAATGTCCTGCAGGCGGGCTTCGATGGTATTGGCGAGCTCGACTTCATTGAAGCCGGCGTTGCGCAGGAATGGAAGGTTTTTCTCGTCGATCTTGATCGTGACGGTGACCGAACCAACCTGCATGCCGTCGATCTCGAACGGGAATTTCTTGGATCCGGTAGCCATTAGAAGCATCCTTTTGGGAAGAAGTCGACGCAGCGCTCGATCGCTCCCGGGAGAAGCGGAGCGATGATAAAGTACAGCGCGATGAATGGGATAGCCAGTACTACGAGAAGTACAGGGATCCAGAGACATCCGGTTCCGCTGTATGATCGGATGTAGTCCGGCGGATCGGACGGCTTCCATCCGCTCGCGGCTCTCTCTGCGCGGTAGCGCTCCATGTCTTTTTCTTTCCACTCTTCGACTTTTTCGCCGAGAATGAATGCAGGAAGAGCGGCAGGCGTCATAATTGCACCGAATGCGGCTCTTGCGAGATCTTCGCTGACACACTGGCTCTGCTCGCTGAACGTTGCATCGTCTGGCAAATCTGGAGACGACGGCTCGAACCACATATCCCACCAGTCATGGACGATATCTTTTGTTGACATATGCAAATCTCCTTTTCTTGTTGAGTTTCATACGTCTGAAAGTGACCGCGGCAGGAGTTGAACCTGCATGCTTTCTTTCAAGCCATCCGGAGTTACAGTCCGGTGTGTCTAAAGCCGATATACACCTCGCGGCCAGGGGCGGTATACGATCCGCCAACGGCCTGTGCTATAGCATTTCAGGCTAGGTTTAGTTAGCGTCTTTCCTACGTCGCAGGCCCAGTGGCTCCTTCGTCAAGGATAAATCTGCGCGTTACGGGCTCCTGGCGGAGAAGGCATGGTTCGAACATGCGACCTTCCGGGTAACAGCCGGGCGCTCTTCCAGCTGAGCTACTTCTCCGAATGTGCGTCTTGGTCGCCTAGTCAACGCACGTGGGCCTCTTACCGCACTGGGCTCGGCCTTTGCGGTTACGATCCGCCAACGAGTTGCGGGGGACGGGATCGAACCGTCGACCTGCTGGTTATGAGCCAACCGTGCTACCACTGCACTACCCCGCAAGGGTCCCCGCCGCCGGGTGCGGATCCTTTCTGCACGCTTCGGTTCGTCTGCCTTTACCGTCGTGCGACCATCCTGCGTTTCGGCGGGGTGTCGTCCGGTTACGTGATACATCTTCCGGCGTCGCATTCTACGACCGATGAGGCTGGCCCCTTCTCACCACTGGGCAGGTGACGCCTATGGCGTTGTCCGTTCTTCAGTAATGTCGCTAGTACCGAAGTACCGACCTCAAGACCATTGGCCGGGCGTGAACGATGATCGCCATGTTCTCCCCGCTGCTCGGCCACTTTCCCGCTGGAAGGTTTCTTGCTAGGCCGACTTGCGTCATTTCTCACACGGCGGGGTTTTCTGCGGGCGGAACGTCTTTGTTTGCCAGTCCGGGGTGCTCTTTTCTTCTCAGTTGGCCCCGTGACATTCCCGACTTGTTCAGAGATGTCAACCCTGGTCCCTGCGGCTTTCGCCGCCGCCCGCATAGTGCTTCACTTCGCTCTCCGTTCTTGCTGCGGGATCGGGCGATAGGTATCCAGCGGCGATCCGCGAAGTTCCCTTCCGAAGACGATCGTCACGGTCTCGGTAAGCGGTCCTGACCAGGAAGAGCGCCGGTGTATCGTCCAGCTCTTACTCTGAAGCCAGTCCAGTCCCTTGTCCAGGTGCGCTTCTCCGAAGTCCCCTAGGGGGAACCCTGCTCTCATGAGCGACGGGGAGACGGAGATGATCTTTCTTGACAAAATGTTCCCCCGGCAGTGCGGCTTCCGAGACAGCCTCACTTCGAATTTCAGTTCCAGATCGTCCATTGTCCTGCTCCTTGAGCTCTACGAATGTGTACGAATTCTCGGACAGCCATTCATTGATCCACGAGATTTCTGGATCTTCCAGGGCCGCCAATGCCCGTCGGCATGCCTGGCATTCAGGTTCGCATTCGTCCACTTCGAAGAAATGACGAAGGTCCTTTTCGAGATCGAGCCGGATACGCTCCGGTGTTACAGCCTGGGGGGTCCAGCCGTGATAGAGATGGGTATCCATGGGATGTTCTCCTGCGGAAGATCGCGATTGTCTGTCTCCCATACGACACGCGACCCTTCCGTAATGACGATCCGCGTTGCCGTGTCTTCTGCAATGCGCTGGGCGGTCAATGCTGCGCGTCCCAGGTTGCTGAAGCGCGCTCTGAGACCACGTGCCCTATCCTGGAACTTGAACGTGCCATCGATCTGATCGAGCTGCTCTTGCGTCAGTCCACTGTACTTTGCCATAATGTTCTCCGATAGAAGGTTTGGTTTGCAAATCCTTTCGGCTGTAAAGGTTCTGGACTACTATGGGGGCCGCCGGGTGATGCTCCCGGTACTCGCTGTTTGCGACGGCCCCAGGAGGAGAAGAAACGCTGCTGACCAGGCAAGCGTACGTTCCAAGTGTAATTCATCTGTGACAGACTGTCAATATCAAGGAACGTCTGTCACAGATAATGAACGATAGTTATCCGGGTCCGATCAGGATGCCGAGAAAGCAGGGGACGAAGAAGATCAGGATGACGGCGATGACGCCCAGGACGATTTCACGCCTTTGGTTTCCAGATGTCGCCATCTTGGTGCCATCCTTTTTGGTTTCCAGATGTCGCCATCTTGGTGCCATCCTTTCTTGTACATCATTTTCTCGAGAGAGATGACATCGAGATTGACCTTCTCGCGTGTGGCAACGACGATCATATCTGCGGGAGCTCCCCGGAGAACCCTGCTGATGAGGTCCCAGAACGGCTTGTCCTTGTTCACAACTGCCCAGAAGTCATCGTCCGTGAGCTGGTAGCAGAATGGGCAACACAGCCGTTCATCCATACATCCGCCGTTGTCACGCCAGTCATGCCGCTGGCCGATGAAGTGCCGGCAGCACTCGCATTTTCGTGCGGTGCGGTTTGCTTCTTCCAGGAAATACTCCTGTACGGGCTCTTCGTCCGGGATCTCTTCCGGCCACTCGTGCTTGAGCTCGATGATGTTTTCTTCGAGCTGGATAAGGGCGTCTTCAGGAAGGTCGTCCAGGAGCTTGATGATCCGACCAGTGACAGGGTAGGTTTCAGGCGTCGGAAACTTGAACGACCGCAGATCGTCATAGATGCGATTGAGGAGCCGCTGGCATTCCAGGAGCTGTATGGTCTCGTTCAGCGCCGCTGACCTTTCCCTTGCTGTCGGAAGAAGGCCTTTATCCAGCTTGTCAATGAGGGCATGAACCTTCGAGATCGGTTTCTTCATGGCATCTCGTCTCCTTGTGGATCGATGGTGATGATTTCGGCGCCGGCATCAATTGCTTTCTTTGCGCAGGAAGCGCAGACCGGGAAGGTCGTCCTTTTCGGAGATCCTTCCGGATCCGTTTTCCTGGCAAACAGGGTCGCCGGTTTCTTGCACTGTACCCATTTCGGCTCACCAAGATTGAATGCTCCGAGCTCGAGCATGTACCCGCAACACGGGATCAACTCAGGCTGGATTGTCCTTGCCATGAATGAATTCAGGATCATGCCAATCATCGTGTTCATGCGGTTTTCGTCGTAGATTGGCAGTCCATATTCCACGTCGATATTCCTGGCATATTCATTGAGGTCAATAATTACTTGCCGGGCAATCTCTCTCTCGGTATCTGCCATAGTGGTCTCCTATTCTTTTCTCGTCATGCGCACGCGAGTGGGGCGTCCGCCGCAGGCCAGTGCATTCATGTGCGACAGCGCCGCTTCTTTGTGGAAGTGGTCGGCAATGTGTTCCAGCTGGCCCTTCTCGGTTCGTCCGTAGATGGACCAGCAGATCAGATCGTAGTCATCTTCTTCGCACTTGACAAAGTCTACGCCGAGAGGGCTGAAGTAGTTTTTGACTGGCTCCCCATCCTTGTCCAGGAGTTTGCAGGGGTGCATTTCGTAGGATTGGTATGTGATCATGAGAACCCCAATCCGCGCTCTTTGAGCGAAACATGTCTTCCGTTACAGATGATCAGGTGGTCGAGGACGTCGATATCCATCAGTTTTCCAGCTGATACGATGGCCCTTGTTACTGCGACATCGTCCGGGCTTGGAGTTGGGTCTCCGCTTGGGTGGTTGTGAACGACGATGATCGCTGAAGCGAGATACTGAAGCGCCGGACGGATTACTTCGCCGATCTTGACCTGGGAAGAGTTCACAGTTCCGGTGCAAATCGTCACAATATCGATGACGACGTTTCTCGTGTTCAAGAGGATCGTTCGGAGCTGTTCTTTTTCCAGTGTGCTCATATCGTATGTCACCAGCGCCGCTGCATCAGCCGGGCTATTGATGGTGACGCGTTCAGTTGCCTGGTTGATGCGAGAGCCGAGAGCCATGGACGCCTTGATGCGTGTTGCGGTGGCTATCCCGATGCCTGGCGTCATGGTGAGTTGGGGAACTGCGGCGTTGCAGATCCTGGCGATGCTGCCGCCAAAGCGTTCGAGAAGATTGTTGGCGATCTCGAGCTGATCGTCGCCGCCAATCACTGCCGCGAGCAGCTCGGGCGTTGTGCACATGGACGGATCGTGAGATATCCGGGTGTCCGGGCGATCGTGGATTGCGATTGTTTTCAGGCTCATACGGTCTCCTTTTTCGATCTCGGATATGAATGATTGCACCCATTACAGATCAGGTATTCCCTGTCACTTGCGTCGATGTACGGGTTGGTGCAACCGCACTTTGGACACGGCGAGCCATCGATGTCTTGAATATTGTCGTACTCGTTACCGTCAAGGATCCATTGTGTTACTTCGGGCTTGTACTTTCCGCCGCGCCACGCTTCTTCGACATCGCCGGCAACTTCGGCGCTCTTACGATCGGACCATGCTCCAAGCACATAGCTATGGCTCTCGCGATTTCCGTGTCTGTACATAGTGACAACATAAACTTTGATCTTGATCTTTTCCAAGAGATGAATGGTCGTCATGGATCTCTCCTTTTCCGGCGTCTGAAACTACTCAACGGATCGTGTTCTCAATTCGAACAATGACCCGGAATATTTGCATGCCGGGTATGACTTGCACCCCAGGAAGATGGCGCCTGTCTGCCGGTTGGCGCGTTCGACGAGCTCTGATCCACATTTCGGGCAAACGGCGCCGCCCACCTGCTCACTCTCCCGGGGTTGATCATTCTTGTACAGGGGTTCGACAGGTTCCTGTGGACCACCGAAGTGAGAGTTCAAGCAGCTCAGTGCCGTCCAGGCTTTATCCTGGTCTCTTGCAAATTCTTCCATGTGCTTGATGAAGATCTCGGTGAGATCGGACACAGCTTCAAGAGGGGTGATAGCGGTCTTGCTCATTGGCTTCTCCGTTCTTGACTTTGGTGAGATTGGTCATCATGGCCTGCAGTTCTTCGTTGGACGCATGCGCCCAGTTGTCCAGGACTGTCTGCACAGCTCCTTCCAGGTTTGCGATCTGCTCCTGAAGGGTGTGCAGGCGGTTGCGAAGGAACAGGAGTTCCGTCAAAGCAAGCTTTGACTGCGATCCAATCACGACGTCGTCCAGGTCAAGTTGGGAGCCCATGTCAGCGTACTCCTATGAGGGCGACCAGGCCGATCAGGGCGATCAGCGCCGCTCCCCCGAGCTGGCTCAGATCGTTCCCGGCGATGGCGAAGAATGCGTCTGTGGTGGCAAGGAAGATGGCGCACAGGAAGACAATTGTTCCTTTGCTGATCGATCGGATGGCTCTCATGGTTTATCTCCTGTATCCGTGGATGACATCGGCGACTTCACCGATGACGACGACGGCGAGCGTGATCCTGGCGGTCAGCGCCGCACATTCGCTCCCGTTCTGCACGATCAGATAGGTGATCACGGTGACGATGGAGATGATCAGGATATCTCCGATGAGGCAGTAGATGCGCTTCATTCGTTCTCGCTTTCTGCTGGCTTGGTGAGTTCCACCAATTGTTTTGCGCGTTCGTGTGCTTCCTGTTTGGTGGTGCCGATGACCTTGGCGACGACGTTTCCTTCGGCGTCGCGCAGGTAGACGTTCCATCCCATTGATCCCTGGGATGCAAGTCCTGCCTTGAGGGGTAGCTTGAGCTTCATAGCTGGTCTCCTTCGATGTTGTCGTCTCCGTCGTAGAGGTCGACACAAAACCTGCCTTCTTCGGTCCTGGCGGGTCTTTCTGCTCTGATCGGTAGCTTCATGGGTTTCATGGTTCATCTCCAGTTTCTGGCGTCTGAAACAGCGCCGCCCAAATCAGCGCCGCCTTCCCCCACTCCCATAAGCGAAAACGCCTATATATAGAGAGGGGGGATCATGTGGAGAGGATCTCGATCTCCTTGCGCAGTTCCCGCACCTGGTCTTCGAGATCCCGTATCTGGGGGAGCAGATCCTTCTCGGCCCGCTCGTACCCGTCCCGATCTGCAGAGTTCTCGGCCCTGGCAATACAAGATGGGCACGCTTCCACGGTGACGACATTCCCGTGTCCCATGCGGTTCGAGTGGTCGGTCTCACTGCGATTGCACATGGGTTCCCCACAGGAACAGAAGACTTCGAATTCAATGTCAACAGCAAATGACGGCATGGGCCTCTCCTATCGTGAGATATCAGGCTTTCCTGATACGGATGTGGCAGAAGTCGACGTAGGATTGTCCTGCGTACCACTTCAGCTTGTCGTAGACGACGACCTTGAGGCCGAAGATGCGAAATTCCAGCAGTACTCTCGGTGGTAGGTAGATGCGGGTCATGGTTTTCTCCGGGACATTTCCCCTGCTCTGCGAGACAGAGTGGTCTGCGGTGAGGGGAGAGGTGAGAGGTGGAGAGGTGAGAGGGGGGTGCGGGGAGGTAATGCCCCCGCGCTCTCTCTCGCCGAAAATCACGAAATCCGGCGGAATTTGCGGAAAAAGCGCAGGATCGCCAACCAGGCGTTTCGCGCCGGGACGCGGAACCAGTAGTAGAACAGGGGCAGGCCCAGGATGTAGTACCCGATGCCTATCGACGGCCAGACTTCGAGGTCGATGAAGTTTTCGGGCTGATCGGCGCGGTAGAGGTAGATGGTGTTGCTGATGTCGATGAGGTATTTGTCGAGCAGCATGGGGAACATGGTTTGACGCTTAGGCATATTGGTCTCCTGGCGCGGTATGGAATGGGTCTTGATACGGGGAAGCAAGACTACTCCCCGGGAAGGTTGAAGGATGGGGGGTGCGCCGGCAAAAGGAGGAGGAAAATCCGGCGCGATCCCCCCGAATGGGACGTGCGGCTGTGACACCGCACGTCCGCAGTGACTAGAGTGCCTGGACGAACTTATTGTTGATGTTGAGTTCGGTCAGCTTGGCCTTGAGGGCCTGGCGCCGACCTTCGGCGAAGTCGATCTCGTTGTTCTTCACCTTGAGGTAGGCGATCGACCAGTCGATCTTGCGACCGTCGGACAGGGTGACGCCGACAGGGATACCCTTCACCTGGCGGATGCCCGAGATCTGAACCTTGCGACCGCGCCATTTCTTCCAGGCGATGTCCTGCGCTTCCTTGAGGGTGGCGCCGCCTGCGACTGCCATCACATAGGCGGTGTTGAACGCCGCAGTCTCGATCGGATTGCGGGCGTTGCTGGGGCATGTGGCGGCCAGCTCATCCATGAAGCCGGGGTCGATCATGTTCGGATCGGGTTCTTCCTGCGAGCGAGGCTCGTCGTACTCGACCTGCTCGATCTCGTCGCGTGCGTCCAGTTTGAGGCCGCGCATGCACTTGGCCAGCATGTCGGTCTGCCACTCTTCGTCGTCGTCGATCAGTTCGAGGCGGCGGAGGATGGGGGATGTGTGCGGCTGGAGGCGCAACTTCCACTCGTTGCTCCACTCGCTGGCCGGAACGCCGTCCTTCTTCATGCGGGCGATCAGGCGGGCGCGGAGCTGGTTGTACCAGGTGATGAAGCGGCGCAGTTCGTACTCGTCGTCATCCATGTAGTCCGTCTTGTCCATGAAGATCGGCGGGGTGTAGCCGCGATCGTCGTCGGTAATGGCGATGTTGTCTGCGTCAGCGTTGAAGCCCAGCTGTGCGGCGATGAACTGCTTGCGGGTTTCTTCGTTCCACCCGAGGTCGGCGGCGGCGATGTTGGAGGACTGCTCCAGCTCCTTGACGCTGTCCAGGAGGTTTCCGACGCCGGAAACTTCGTACTCATCTTCCGGAATTTCTTCGCCGGTGTAGCCGTCGACGTAGTCGGGCGTCTCCAGCTCATTGCTGGGCAGGGTCTGCTCGAGGTAGAGATCTGCAAGGACCTGGCGTGCGTTGTCCGCATCGGCGCCGCCTTCCGCAACGATCATGCGGAGAACGGGGGCGTACTTGCGGTAGATCATCGCCGGCTTCTCGGCCTTGCTCTGCAGTGCAGAGTAAGCCTGGTCGACGATGCGGGCGTTGATGTTCTCGATCAGTACCATGGCGTCGGTCTTATAGACCGTGGTCGCCAGAGCCCGCAGTGCGTCGATGATGCCGTTGGCGTAGAAGCCAACCATCGGGGTGTCGGACGCCAGAAGGCGCCGCACCTGCTCGCAGGTCTGATGCGAGAGGACGGGGGAGACATCTTCGATTGCTCCCATGAGCGTGCCAGTTTCCTGTAACGTAGCAGTGTCACCGTACATTTTCTTCTCCTTTTGTAAGATGGTCACAGGGACATGAAAACCCCCACTGACCCAGTATCTCGGCCAGTGGGGGTTCGCGTTGCCGTGCTAGAAGTTCACGATCTCTTCGGCGGGTTCTTCAACCGGAGCGTCTTCGTGGACTTCAGCCGGGGCGTCGCCGTTCTCGGTGTGGCGCGTGCCGCCGAGGAAGCGGACGGTCTGGGCGGTGACTTCGAAGTTCGCGCGAGCGGAGCCGTCCTGCCCCGTCCAGATGCGCGGTCCACCGGTGGCGGCGTCGGAGGTCAGGCGGCCTTCCACCAGGACCTTCGAGCCTTTCTGCAGGTACTTGTTGCAGACTTCCGCCATCTTGCCCCAGACGCTGATGCGGAACCAGGTGGTCTCTTTCACGGTCTCGCCGGCGTTGTTGGTGTACTGCCGGTTGGTGGCGACCGAGAAGTTGGTCACCGGCTGGCCGCCCGGGGTGTAGCGCATTTCCGGATCACGACCGAGGTTACCAGCGAGGATCAAGGTTTGAAACATGTTGTTCTCCTTTGGGCTCTGCGCCCTGAATGTGGGTTTACTCACGGCTTTGAACTCCGTGAGCTCTCTTATCACCAGACGTCAGTCATCTGGTGGGCGTACCAATTGTAGCACAAGTGTCACAGATGCGCAACACTCACTGTCCTTTGATGCTGTGGGCGCAGTGTGTCTGGTTGATCAGGAACTCTGCGGCCATGTCCGCGTCTGTGCAGTCGACCAGATGCTGGAGTGTGATAGGGCGCTCGATGCCGTGTGTTGTACGGATGCCAAGCGTCTCGAACCCCATGTCGTCCTGCGTCTTGACCAGGACACCCTTGCGGATCTTGTGACGTACTGACCCGACGGCGCCAGCCATCAGTTCTGACAGCTCCTTATTGTCCCGGAGCGTCTGCGGATGATCGAAGAGGTCTAAGATTTTCATGGTCAACTCCTTGTCTCGTCCATGCCGGGAGGCATGGGGGAATGGGGCGGCCACAACAGGCAGATGCCTGCGTGGATCGCACAGAAGCGACGCAGCGCACGGCTCCGTGTGGGAGACACGTGCGCTGCGTCGCGGTGCCGGCAGCGGCTACCAGGGACCGTAGAGCATCTGCTCGTTGCGGAGCTCTGCCTTGCGCTCCTGCTCGGCCTGCCACTGCTCGGAGGCTTCCTTGTCTGCGATGCACTGGACGCACTCGGCATGTGGCTGATGGGTGCTGTCCAGCTGGATCGGGCACTGCGTCTGGCAGATGTAGTGATAGTCGCAGTACACACTGTCGTTGTGTGCCTTGGTGGCTGTGGCGCCGCACCAGCAGTTGAGCAGGCGAGTTCGCTTGCTCATCAGAATGCAACCAAGGATATTCTTACCAACCCAGGTGTCATTCTCCCAGACTGCGCCCCAGAACTTGTCTCCCCACGTATTGCCTTCGATCAACGCGTCCGGGAAGGTGCTCTTGAGCATCTCGCCAAGTTGCGGGTCATCGAACTTGGCCCAGACGAGCTGGGTCATGATGCCGATGCGCAGCATGTTCCAGCGCGGCCTCATGGTCACGCCGCGACCAAGGCGCTTGGCCTTGCCTGGCGTGGTCGCGAGGCGGATGAGTTCACGCTCTACTATGTTGAGCGTCTTGGCTGCCTGGTAGGCGTGCTCAACAGATGGGTAGGTGACGCCGTCGTACTTGATCGCGCATGGGTAGAAGTTGGACAGGAAGTCATATTGACCTCCGAAGTTGACGATCATGTCAGTTCTCCTTTTTCTCGAATGTGAGGCGAGCGACGCCGCAGGCCTTGGTGCGGCTGACGAGCTCGAGGTTCTTCTGGCATGCAGCCCAGGCGAGGGCTCGGGTGGGCTCAGTGGGGCAGCCCATTGCGACAAGCTCGGGAGAGATGCTCTCGAGCTTGATCGGTTCCTGCCCGTGGAACGGCATTCCACGGACAGCGTACGGACGAGCTTCCTTGATGACGATGGTGTACATGATCTTCTCCTTTTCTGACGTCTGAAACTAATGGCCGAGGATCTCAACGATCTTCTCTCTCGGCGCATGAGAGAAGGCGATGAATGGATACTCGGTGTCGACATCGTTCAGGCCATTGAAGAGCCCGACGTTCTCTTCCACGATGCGCTTGTTTTTCTTTGGCACGTATGCGCCAGTGACAACCCCGATCGCATACTCGCTATCTGACACGATCTCGAAGCGAACGTGCTCATGGAGCTTTGATTGGGCCAGCTCGTAGCGCCGAACAAGTCCCTTGATGTAGAACAGCGCCGCATGAACAGCAAGCAGCTCAGCGATGTTATTCGTATTGTGTCCATCAAGCAGGGTCTTGTCGTCAAAGAAGGACCGATCGAACTTGAATGGATTTGGCAACCTCTTGCCGTCGAATGTGAATTCTTTGACCTCGCCGCTATTCCGCTTGATACCCAGGGACCAGTACATCTGAGCCCCTTCCTTGCCGTTGGCAAGGCAACCTCCGTCCACGTACAGATAGATCGTTTCCATGACAATTCTCCTTTTGTGCGGACGTGAATTTGACTGGGCTTAGGACCAGTCCGCCGCATTACGGCGCCCCCTGCGCCGCCTTCTGCGATCTACTTGATGATGGCCCAGTCGTTGGGGTTGAAGCTGCCCAGGAAGACAGCCAGGCCGATGTAGATGATCAGGCCCATGAAGATCAGGCCAACGAGCATGCCTTGCCCAGCCTCCTGGTTGCGCACTGGGTACTGCTTGAAGATCATGCGCAGCTCGTCATCCGCATCGCGCAGTTCCTTCTGCGAAGGACCGGTGGGGGTGAGGCTGTTGACCCCGGCCATGAGCGTCATCTCAAGGGCATGCGAGATGTTGGCCAAGCCGTGAGCCAGGACGGCGAGGACGTACAGAACAGCGGCGATCAAAGTCTTGAACATGGTGCTCTCCTTTTGCCCCGGTTGGGTGAGGGATTTTGACAAGTACCGGGGTGTTCACTTGCCAAAATACTAAGAAAGAACATAGTGTCCCTCACACAACCGCAAACAAAAACCAATCCGGACAAAACCAGTCCACTTCACCGCCTCAGGCAGTACACGGGAACAAAAAGGCCACCATCTCTGGTGGCCTCTGTTTCCTACGCCTGAAACTACACGGGCGCTTCCCCCTCTGGCATATCGGCTTCAGTGATCAGGTGCTCGGGATGCCTCATCCGCACCATCGCGATGTGAGCGTTGCCAATCACCTTCGCCCACGGGATCGGTGTCCCGTTCTCGCGGAAGTCCGCCAGGTACTCATTGAAACGCTCGAAGATGCGCTCCTCCTGTCCCTCGATGGGAAGTTTCCGCCAGGTGTCGCCGTATCGTTCGTCGTCCTCTTTCAGCTGGACTTCAACGGCCTGCACGGTGTCTTGGAGTTCGTCTACGAGGATCATATTGTCCTTTCCGGGTCATTGCCCGACGATAAAATTTGAGATCGTGTGGATCGCGCCAGTTGATACGAGGATCCTCTCGAGGCACAATCCAACGCACAAGATGATGAAGCAGATCACGACGAAGTCGAATGCCATCGACAGGCATCCTTGCGCGTCATCGCCCCATCCGTTCATTCGCCACCTTCGTCCGGATCGCACGATAGAACGCGATCGTATTTCACAACCTGTTTTTCCGGATCGTCGCCAGGGGAGCTGGTCAGGAAGCGTCCGTCGCTCGGAACAATAACGGACAGCATGTTCCCTGTATCTGGCACGCTGCTATCAACGGCCCAGTCGGGTATCGGTCCATCCAGAACGAGCGTCATCCCCTTCATCTCGCCGACCTCGTACTTCATGACCGGCTTTACCCATCCCTTGCCCCCGCATTCGGGGCACATGCTCACGAGGGACGGGTGGATACCGAGGCCCATACAGGTTTTGCACTCCCGGTACCCACGGAACCTGCGGATGATGCCGGGAAGGACGACGGCGATCGCGCCGATGGACAGGATGATGGCGACAACGCCAAGAGCGGTCACCTGGTTCATCGAACACCTGCCACGAGCTGCTCGACCAGGATGCGCGTTCTGGTGTGAAGCCGCATCTTGACCGCGTTCTCGCCGTACCAGCGCCGGACGTTGCTGTGCCCTTGAGCCTTCCCGGCCCCGATCCAGTCCGCGATCATCTCGCGAACGTACTTCTCCGGCATCAGTGTGGAGACGGATCCAGAGCTTACCGATACGTTGGTCCAGTACTGCCAGTGGTGCTTGTTGCGCCTGGTGTGAAGGAACCAGGCGTACTCGAACTGCTGATCGCCGGTGTCGTCGGGCTTGTAGTAGCCGTGGCGGGTCTTCTCGTACGGTTTGCCATTCTTGTCGTAGAAATGGCGCGCATAAGGGACGAGCTCATCCAAACGATATTTGGAAATGTCGTGGAGGAGCAGGAGCGTGATGGGTACACGCATTTTTAAGCCAGCGAGGAAGACGAACCAGCGGTGTCTGGTAACGTACCAGAGGTAGGCGATGTATCTCACTTGACCTCCAGCAGCTTCTTGAGATATTCTTCGGGATGCCTTTCCGCGATCGCCGCCCTCAGGATGATGGCGTAGTTGATCATGTCGAGGATGGTGTCGTCGACGGTCTCGTCCTTGACGGAGGGACCGCCGGGAGTTGTGACCAGCTTCCCGATCCTGGCCAGCTTGTCAGCCATTCGCGTGAGAATGCCGACCTCCATGGGGACATTCATCTGCTCGACCAGGCGGAAGTTCCGCAAGGCGTCTTCGCTGGCGCCGTAGTCGGCGTTCTTCGCCTTGATGATCTCGTACGCCTGGGCGCACGACAGCTGATGAATGCGACTGAGCTGTTCCCGCTTGATCATTTCATCTGCTCCGCCAGGAACATGTTGATGCCCATATGAGAGATCTGGTCGAGGCTTTCCTCGAGGTCGTTGACATGCCGCTCTTCATCGTGGAGGATGGTCTCCATGATCTCCCTGGTGCCGTTGTCGCGCTCGGAGACGCAGATGGCGATGGCAGCGTTGTAGTCGATGACTGCCTTGACCTCGGAAGCCCTGTCGTTCGTGAGCATACCCTCGACCTGAAAGCCGATATTGATCGGGTCGAGACTGGAAACGATGGGCTGTCCCTCGAGAAACAGGATGCGGTCGATCTCCGTTTCGGCGTGCCCCATCTCCTCGATGGCGCGCTTCTCGAAGTACTCCATCAGCCGCTTGTATCCCCAGTTCTCGCACATCTTGGCGTGCACCATGTACTGGTTGACGGCTGCAAGCTCTCCAGCGAGGAGAGTGTTCAAAACTGTGATTACTTTCGGTGATCCCTTCATGACTATCCTTTCACTTCTGAATATTCGACTTGTCTATTGCCTCACCCCAACAAAGATGCCGAACGCTTTCGCAACACTGGCGATCGCCCAGATGACCCCTCCGACCATGCCGAGAACGATGACCAGGCCGAGCATGCTGTACAGGTAGTCGACGAATTTCTTCATGATGCCTCCAGGAATAGCTTGAGGGTGTCCATGTCGTAGAAGACCCTCATGCCGGTGTCGATTGCCATCTGGCGCTCCTTACGGGCTCCTCCACTTCGTTCCCATCCCTCAATCATCAGAATAGCGTCGCAGCGCTGCAGGAGCTCGAGATCTCCTTCGAGCCATACTTCATCCGGGGCCGCTCCACCGAGACCAGATGTGTTCTTGTGGGGGCACAGGGCAACCCCTCCGTTCTGCCACACGAACAGCGCCGCATCCTCTGCTGAGCGAATATTCTGCCTGACGAAGTACTCTCCTTTGTCACTGCGATATGGTCCTGCGATGTAGACGACCTTTTTGCCCATAGTCCTCCAAAGATCAAGTAAAGTGCCTTCGAACAAAAATTCTAACACCCTTGACAGATTGTGTCAATACCGATACAATCGGAATGTTCGTGCAACGGGAGGATAGATAGTCTTATATCCTCTAGTAGATATATATATCCTCTAAGGAGAAAAAAATGTTCGAAAATCAGCTGGTCCAGATCGCAATTGTCACAGTCGCAATGATGGTGCTCGTGGGCATGGCCGGTTACGGCCTGAAGGTGTTCGATAGCTATATCAAGTCGACCTCCCTCGCCCCGAAGTACACCATCCTGAAGGATAAGGCCCGCTCAGTCGTCCGTTTCCTGGAACAGGCTCCCGGCTTTCAGGGTGAGCCCGGCGCTCTCAAGAAAGAGTACGCCATGGGATACCTGATCCAGGCGGCACGCAATGCCGGCATCGAGGTCCTCGAGAATGCCGCCGCTGGTGTGCTCGACAAGATGGGCTTCTCCATCTCCCGGGACGAGATCGATCATATGGTCGAAGAGGCCGTGCTCGACATGAATGCCGAATTCGGCAAGTTCCTCAACGACTACGCAACTCCCGCCGAGGGCTGATGATCTACCTTTCCCGCGAATGGCCCTACATCGAGGGCGTCGCCAAGGAGAGGCTGAAGAACAACATCACCTCGCGTCACGTATCGGTATACGGAGAGAGCATTGAAACACTCGGGGCCGCCGGAGAGCTGGCGGCCCGAAGATTTTTCGGGATACCGACCGAACTTGGCACGCACTTCGATGGGGGTACGGATATTATCTACTGCGGTGTGCGGATCGACGTCAAGGCGACCGTCTGGACAAGGAAGCTGCAGTTTCGCTCCCTCCAGTGGCCCTTGTGGAAGCCGATCAAGGCGGATTGCATCCTGCTTGTCGCCGTCGACACCGACCGCCGGGCTGCCATCTTGCTCGGATACGCGACCAGGAACGAGGTCGCAATGGCTCCTGTGAACAGGGAGCGCTACGATCCGTGCCACGAGATCCCCATTCAAAACCTTCACTCGGTTTCGGAGCTTATGCCATCAGCACCCAAAAGCAAGCGCATACAGGACCCAGGGTTCCGCAATAAGATCATTGGTCGGGACGGCGTCTGTCTGTACGGTCTCCATGAGCGCGCAGAATGCTCTGGAGGATTGGACCCCCATCACATCAAGACGCGTGGATCGGGTGGCGACGACACTTACGACAATGGCATCACCCTCTGTCGTAAGCACCACAGCCAGGCCCATTCAGGGCATATATCCGCCGATTATCTGAGGCTCATCCTGAATAACTACTACAAGTACGAATACCCGGAGGTCATGTGAACGAGACGGAGTTACTGCATCAGTCTACCCAGGCAGAGATCGATGCCTGGGAAGATTTTCGGAAGAAATATGAGCGTATGTTTCCGGCGCCTGAAAAGCCATCCATTACGCTCAGGGATGTGATCGGCTGGCAGTTCTGGATGGCAATCCTGCAGGGCATCTTCGCAATTGCCCTCGCCGCTTTCCGTACTGCCGATATGTTCTACAAGATCGCCCTGTCATCGAGCCAGATGTTGGCCGTGCTCGAGGCGTTCTTTGCCGTCGGAGCTGTCGAGGGCGGCATTGTTGTATTCGCCGCTCTGCGGGCGGAAATGCAGAACCGCAGAACTACTGGAGACGAAAACAGTGACCTCAAACTTGAAGTGCGCGCATCCGTTTGGCGCCTGGCTGCCGGTGAAATCCTCGGTCTCGCCATCTCGATCGTCGCCGGCCTTGGTCTCTCCTTTGCCGGTCTCGGCATCGATGCAGCCCAGTTCTCTTTCTGGCTGGCTGTTATCGTCGGCGCAGGAGCATCGATCATCGCCGCCATCTCCGGAGATGTCATCGGGGCAACCCTCGCCCGCCTTTCCAATGCTCGTGATCGCGTTGGCATACAATATCGAGCCGCGATGAAAGACTGGGAAGCGACGCTGTACTCTCGCTGGGCGAAGTCCGACGAACGAGCGATCGCACGCGGAGAGCTGAAGGCAGCTGTTCGTTCGGGTCGTTCGATACCGAACAGTCGACCGAACAAATACGGCCAAAATCCTGCCGCCGAACGAACCGCCGAACGGCCACCGAACGAACAGAGGGAGCGTATTATCGCTTATCTTGAGCAATACATGGCTGAACATCCAGAGGCCGAAAGTATTCCTGGGCCATCACAGGTCTCTCGTGATCTTGGAGTGAGCAAGAGCTACTCTCACCAGGTCCTGAACGACTGGATGGAAGAAAAAGGTTTCGTCGGACAGGAAGGAACCGCTCAGTAGATGGCTAAACTTTCCTACGCGGACGAGCAAATGCTTACCCTGGCCAGGCGGGAGAATGGGGGCTTCCACCTGGCTGCCAAATGGTATCTTCGTGGATGGGAGCCGCTTTCGTACCAATACGTCTGGCATATGGCTCCCTTCTACAACACGACCGCTGTCTGGGGCATTGGCTCTGGAAAGACGTCCATCGTGACAGCGTCGAATATCATAGATTGCATTACTCTTCCTGGCTTCAAGGCTCTCAATGCTTCGATAACCGCAAAGCAGGCAGAGCTCGCTTTCGAGATGCTCGATAGCTGGCGCGAGGGCAATTCGCGCCTCGACCGCTTGATCACGAATATTACACTTCGACCGTGGCCTATTGTCGACTTCTACAATGGCTCCCAGTATGAATTTCGTACTGCTGGACAGGGAGCAAAATTCATCCGTGGCCATGAATACGATCGAGCAAACTACGACGAGGCCGGTCTCGACATGGATGGAGAGGCGATCAAGGTTATTCGCGGTCGTCTCCGCGGGCGCCGCCCTGATGGCTCCCCGCGCATGGCTCGCCTTGATTGCACAGGAACGCCGTCCCCGTCCGTGTGGTTCAAGCACCGCTTCGATATCGGCTTTCGTGGAACTCCAGAAGCAACAGAGGAGACGCTCAAGGACTATTTCTCGATGCGCGTCTCCACGTACGACAATACGATGCTGACAGCCGATCAGATCCGGATGATGGAGAAAGAATATCCTCCGGAAATGATCGACATCGAGCTCGGCGGCATATTCCCCGATTACGGCATGGGGTTCTTCCCCCTGAACCATATCAATGCCTGCGCCGACAGTTCGATCCTGGACGAGATCTACACCGCACTTCGCCCGGATCACGGTTCTCCGAAGCCCGGGTACACCATTGTCGAATGGCCAAGGATCGGCATCGTTGAGTTCGAGCTCCCGGCATCCCCGTCCGGTCTGTATATCATCGCCGGCGATCCTGGCACAGGAGCTCCTCCTTCGCGGAATGCGCCGGTTGTCATGGTCTACGATCTCTCCGTTCATCCGAAGAAGATGGTCGCCTTCTGGTGGGGATCCGCGAAGGGGTCGTACCGTCCATTCCTCGAGAAGTACCAGTACTTCTGCCAGAAGTATTTCCCAGTGGCGCGCGGCGTCGACACAACATCGACACAGAAGGCGATCGATGAGCTGGGTTTCGAAGAGATGGGTATCAATATCGACCCGATCTCGTTCCAGAACCTCAAGGACGCCATGCTGAACGCCCTGTCCCTTGATATCACTGGCCACAACATCTGCTATCCCCCGATCCACGGGCTGATCAATCAACTCGCGATCTATCGGAAGGAAGACGACAAGAAGCTCGACCAGGACCTCGTCATGACCATGGCGCAGATCTCGCACCTATCCAGGTTTGTTCGAGAAGGCTACAAGACACCAGCTGGAGGTCATATCGCCAAGCCGAGAAGTAGATCTGCTCGAACGCGCCACGTCCCATCGAGGGCAAGATGAACGGAGTAGCGCACGCATCCATCACAGCTGGAGCAACTGGAGCGATCATTGCCGCCGGATACTTCTCCGGTCTTCCAGCCGGAGACATCGTTGCCGCCGCCGGAGGATGCGCCGCCGGGATCATCCTGACGCCAGATCTCGACGGGACCGGAACATATCATGGGCGCAAACTGCTCAAGGAGTATGGCGGATCCGTTCTTGCTTTGGCCTGGAGGATCCTCTGGTTTCCGTACACCGAGGTGATCAAGCACAGATCTCCAGTCTCTCACTGGCCCATTTTTGGTACACTTGTCCGTATCCTGTACCTTTATGGTATCTATGGTCTGATCTGTTTCGTGATCGGCCTGAGACCAACCACAGTACCATTGCCCGTGTTCATTCCGTTCTTCGCGGGCCTCGCAATCAGCGATCTTCTCCACTTTCTCGCAGATCTCGTTCCCGGGAGGACCAGATGAAGTACACTTTCAGATGCCTGAAATGCTCAGAGAGGATTGAGGTCGAGCATCGTGTCGATGAGCCTCATCCGATAAATCATTCGTGCGGCGGGCGCCTGATCCGCACGTTCGAGCCAGTTGGCATCGTGTTCAGCGGCCCAGGCTTTTATACAACCGATAAACGGGAGCCGCCGCATGAGATCAATCTACCCCCCATTCCCGCAGACGAAATGGAGTAATTTCTGAAACTCTAATACAAGTCCCGCCTGCGTCGCTTGTCACAGATAAAAAACAGTAGTAACGCTATTGACACACTGGAGGTATTGATGCTAAAATCTAAATCGCCATGCTTGACATCGCACACTGAAGCAGAACTGATAGGCGCGATCAGCGACCTGATGTATGGCGAGATTACTGGTGTGCATGTCCCTGATGACGAAAGGATCTCCACGGAGGTCCTGGTCACCGAAAAGCAGAAGGCTTTGATCGATGCCATCCGGGATGGCATAAGTACGATCGAGAAGATCGTTGTCCATGAAGGGGAGCCGATGCAGATCGAGTACATACAATCGATCAACGGCTTCCGCTGTATCCGGAAATTCAGGCTGTAGCCGACCGCATGAGCGGAGGACAGTAAATGTCCTCCGCTCTTTTTTTATAAGGTGACGATGCTTCCTTATCCAGAAGTTCCCAACATTGCGAACTCCTTTACCGATCTCGGCTTCGTTGGCGTCAGCCCGAATGTGATCGAGACCTGGTCTGCCCTCCGTATGCAGCACCAGAAGTCCACTGATTACTTCAACGGCTCGATTTTCGAAAAGCGAGTTGATGGTGAGATTGGTGATGCTCCCCAGGTTCCGCTGCTTTATCCGTTGTCTCTGAACCTGGTCAAAATGATGACCCTGGCTTTGACTGACAGCTTCGTTGGAGAAGTGGATGACAACGACGCTGCTGTTGTGTTTACTCCGGCATCCTATATCGAGGTGACGGAAAAGGCCAAGAAGGTGACCGAGTTCTGCAACGGCATCCTTCGTCAGAGCAAGAACGCTTCCCTGGTCTGGGAGCTCGATTTCGACCGCAACCTGTACGGCGGAACTGTCCTGCGCGTAATGCCGGACTTCTCGTCCCCGTACTTCATCACGTGGCGCAAGGTTGTTATGGATGCCTTCTATCCGATCTTCGATCCCGAGGATCCGGATGTCATTCTTGAGTGCTGGCTTGCGAACTATCTCTATCCCGAGCAGGCTCGTGAGAAATACGGATACGATGAGCACGTTGCCATGGGATACGTCCTTCGTACGGAGCACTGGACCAGAACGAAGCACGAGATCCGCATCAACGGCACTCTTGTTGTCGACGAGCGCAATCCGTGGGGCATTGTCCCATTCGTTTACATTCCGCGTATCCGCACGACCACTCCATTTGGAGACAGCCTCGTCAAGGACATCTTTGGCACCCAGGACGAGATCAACATGCGCCTCGCCGATGCCGGGGAGGCCCTCAACTACAATCTGCACCCGACACGCTGGGGGCTGAACCTGCCATCGACGTTCTCCGATAAGAACTATCCCGTCGCAGCCGATGCGATGTGGGATCTCGGGCGCGCGATGAACAAGGACATGAAGCCCGAAGTTGGCATTCTCTCTGTTGATAACCCCATTCCCGAGGGGCTCTTCAAGTACGTTCAGTTCGTGTACGACTGGGCAAGGACATCTGTCGCCGCCCCTCCGATTGCATTTGGAGAAGACAATGGCGGCGGTCAGCGCTCGGGCATCACACTCGAGATCCGTCTGTGGCCGATGCTGAAGGCCATGCGCACCTCCCGGTCATTCATGGCCACTGGCCTTGCTCGCGCCCTGAAGATCTCCGGAATGATCCTGAAGCAGAAGAAGCTCACTGACGTTCCGGCGTATATCTACGACGCCATGATCAATGGTGAGATATCTGCACGCTTCCATCGTGTCATGCCGAGAGACCAGGCCGCAGCCGTCGACGAAGTTGTCAAGTTGCTTTCGACCAAGACTGGTCCTGCCATCTCTCTCGAGACGGCTCAGGAAGTCCTTGGACGCGGCCCAGCCGAACTGAAGCGCATCCTGTCCTTTATGGGAGATCTTGAAAGCCAGGAACTCTGGCCATTCACCCCCGAGCCCGAGACGCCGTTTGGAAACTCGAGTACCCCGGAGGCGTAATTGGACTTTCCAACACTGAAGATTGCGTTCCCGACAGATCAGCATGTACCTTACGAAGATAGAGAAGCAGTAGAGCTCGCAATGAAGGTGATCGCCGACTTCGATCCGGACGAGATCATCGTTGGATCTGACGGCCTGGACTTCTATGCGGTTTCGAAGTTTGACAAGGACCCTCTTCGTGGAGACACGACCAAGATCCAGTACGAGATCGATCGATGGGAAGAGAACCAGAGGGCGTGGATGTCAGCTGCGCCAAGAGCACGCCGGCGCTTCCTGATCGGAAACCACGAAGAGCGATTGCAGCGATATCTATGGAGAAATCCAGAGATCGCAGATCTCCGCAGCCTGAAGTTGAGCAAGGTGCTCGAATTCTCCGATCTCGAGATCGACGGAGAGCCAGAGCAGGAGATCGTGTACTTTGACAAGGTGATGTTCCGACACGGGTCGGTTGTTCGCAAGGGTTCGGCAATGTCCGCGAAAGCGGAACTTGAGCAGGCGAAATTTGCCATGAGCGTGAACACTGGGCACACGCACAGAGGCGGAACGCACTACTCGCGAACCAGGGCTGGGATCATTCAGGCGAACGAATGCTTTTGTCTGTGTGGCCTGCAGCCGCACTATGATCCAGGTTTTGTCGATTGGCAGCAGGGCACTGTGCTGACCACGGTCGGGTACAACTTCCTCTTCATTGAACCCATCCCGTTCACCCGTCGTTTTGGGAAACTGGAGGCAGTCTGGAGAGGAAAACTATACCAGGCGTAATTTCAGACGCCGGAAAGAAGGAAATCAGAAATGGCAGGAACCAAAGAAACGACTGATCAGTCGCGCTTTGACAATCAGCCGTCCTCGCAGGTCCCACCCCAGTCAGTCGAAGGGGAAGAAAGTGCGGAGCTCGTCGAAAAGAAACGTCTTGACGGCGCTCTCCAGAAAATTCAGGAACTTACGCTGGCCAACAAGGCCCTCGCTGAGCAGCTCGCGACCAAGGATGTAGCTCTTGGTCAGACGAGCGCCCAGATTGCTCAGAAGGAAGCCGAGTTCCAGCAGAAGACTGGTGAGTTCCAATCAACGCTCCAGAACCTTCAAAGGGAACGCGAAGAGCTCGCCCGCAAAGCAGCTGAAGCCGAGGCAGTGAACCGTAAGCTGACCGCCATCAAGGCGGCTGGCCGCCCGGAGCTTGTTGCGATCATCGATACGATCCCCGTTGCCCAGAGCGACGAGGAGCAGATCCAGGTCGTGAACAAGCTCGCTGGCTTTGCCGACGATATCGTCAAACGGCGTGAAAAGGAACTGATCGCCGGCCTTGGCGATGGGTCTCACTCGATCGCTGCTGGCGGAGCAGCTCCCGCGAAGCCGACCACGCACGATGGTTGGATGAACTACATCAATTCCTTGAAGCCAGGTTCCCTGGAGCATCAGAAGGCGTGGGACGAATATTTCGTCGCCGCCCAAAAACTTCAAAACTAAGAGGAACCAACCATGACTGACGCTTATGAAACCGGCGCCCTTTTCAGTGGTGCCCTTCCCGCTGGGCAGCGTACGTTCTACGAGCAGCTCCTGCTCCAGAACCTGCGCGTCAAGTCCCTGCTCCTGCCCTATTTGGCCGTGAAGGAAGACTTCCGCGGTCGTGATACCGGGCGCATCACCTATACCGAAGTCCTGGATACCGAACCGAACTGGAACGGTTACTCCGAGGACACCATCTGGCTCCCGGGTGCCCACCTGGACAGCCGCTCGGTGACGATCGACCTCGAGATCCACGGCGACGTCATCAAGGTCTCGGATTACTCCGAGCTGGTGAACTTCTGGAACAACGGTGATCTGCGCGGCCTGGTCAATGGCAAGCTCGGCCAGAACATGGTCGACTACATCGACATCATGGCCCGCAATGCCTTCCTGAACGCCGCGTACAAGTCCTACGGCGGCGATGCCTCGTCCCGCGCCACCCTGGCCGACGGCGACGTCTTCGATGTCGACATTGTCGAAGATGTCCGCACCGAGCTGGAAGAACGGAATGTCCCCGGCGTGGTCGCTCCGACCGATGCCGACGTGCAGACCATCGTCTGCGTCACCTCTCCGCGCGTGATCAATCAGCTGCGCACCGCTGCCAACAGCAAGTGGGTGGAAGTCAACCAGTACCGTCACGCCGAGAAGATCTTCCGCGGCGAAATCGGCACCTGGAACGGCGTCCGCTTCGTCAAGACCAACCGCATGTGGATGCGCAACTACGGCACGCCCGTCGCCCAGATCGCCATCGACGGCGCGACCGTTGCCGGTCAGGGCGCCTACTCGACCGTGGACAAGGTCTACACTCCCGGCCAGAGCACCTCGACCCGCTACATCACCCTGGCCACCGATCCGACCGCGAAGTTCAAGGTCGGCGAATGGGTGACCATCCATGACAGCGCCCAGGCTGGTGTCGCTCCCGTTGAAAGCGACGGCACGCAGGAAACCCGCCGGATCGCCTGGATGGACGCTGGTACCAAGCGCATCGCCTTCGACAAGCCACTGATGAAGCCGCATGCCTCTGGCGACCTGGTGACCTACGGCCTGGATGTCCATGCCTCGATCTTCATGGGCGGCCCCGGCGTCGTCTACGGTGTCGGTGAGCGTCCGCACGTGCTCAACCTGCCCACCATCGACGACATGGCCATGATCCGCCGCTTCGGCTGGCGGGCCTTCATCAAGATGCAGCTGTTCCGCCCGGAGATGTTCCAGGTCGTCGAGACCGCCGGCGTCACTCCGCAGGCGCTGCCCTAGTAGCTAGGAATACGCAATGACCACCTGGGCGCAATTTCTTTCCGAAATCCGAGCAGAGCTTGACGATACGGGGACAACCCCCCGCTATTCTGACGCTCTCCTACTCATCTATGCAAAGGACGCGGTACGGGATTACTCCCAATACTTTCCGCTCCATGTCGTGGATGAGGAGCTGGAGACCGTAGACGGCGAAACCCGTCAGTTCTCACTCCCTACCGATATGATGGCCATTGACGACGTTCAATGCCCGGAGGGTTCTCGGCTTCAGGAACGGACTGAGCGCCCAGGTGCTTTGCGGACATCAACAACCAAGCCGATGTTTTACTGGATCGACGGAAGTTCGTTGGTCCTGAACGCTGACCCTGGAGAGGGCGAGGCAGTGCTGCTTTCCTACTTCGCCCTTCATCCGCTTCCGTTCGCCACCGAAGAAGTAGATGGCGGTGGCGTTGTTCCCGAGGAGGAACCAGAGGTATACACCTTCACGATCCCCGAAGGTGACATGGAGCTCATCAAGAACTACGTTCTTGGCAAGGTCCAAATGCGTGTCCGCAACAACCAGTCCCGTCTCGACCGCTTCAAGGTAACCTCCGGCGCTCGTGACGACAATCCGATGATCGTCGAGGTCGAGGACTATATGGACCGCTACCTGAAGGGTATCGCTCTCCGTCTCCGCGGCGGTGTTGTTCAACTTTATCGCCCACGCAGGTTCCTGCGCTCCACGATGATCCGAAGGTATCCGAACTAATGGGCATTCATTCCGAAATCCTGTCCTATATCCTCGAAGAGATGCAAAACGCAATGATCGACGAGGTGCTGGACATCCAGCCCGAGGACGAAAATGGCGATCCGGTCGGAGATCCGATCACCGATCCGACGAAAGCCGGGATAGTCCTTATCGGAAACCTCCAGGGCGAACCTGGCCCAGACGGCGCCCGCATTTCCGTCATGCTGTACGCCAACGATCCTGACGTTATTGTCGCTGGCTCCCCTTCGGGAATGGAGCGTGGTTGGTCCGACGAGATCTATCACATCGAAAGCAATGGGACCGCCACGTACGTTCGAAGGTTTTCCTGCAAGATCCGCTGTCTGTTCGCAGACAGCCGCGAGGATCACCCCACATCTCTTGAGTATGCCAGCACGGTGCGCGACCGTGCAGAGACTTTGCTGCTTTCCCTACCGTTTACCGGCGTGGTGTCTGGAAACGAACGCGTATCCCGCCCGATCTTCGCAGAGGATCTGAAGAGCGAGATGCTCCAGGCTGGAGGCCCCCCGGATCAGTACGACTATCTGATCAAAATCCGTTTTAGCGTTCTCACAACGAGAACAGGAGCTCTCACATGACTGCTGCAGAAAAGACCGTAATTGGTCTCGCTCTCCAGACCGAGAAGGATACCCCGAACACCACCGACGCGGACTTCAGCTACGTCCTCTTCCGTGATGGAGGCCTCGCCCCGACCCCTATCAACCTGCCCCTCGACCCCGAAGTTGGTGGCGGCCCGTTGCTTCGCAACGTGGTCAAGGCCGGTGTGATGACCGGTGGTTCCTTGTCTATCATCCCGCGTCCGCATACCCTTGGATGGTTCCTGTATGGCATCCTCGGAAAGGATGCCGTTACCGCCGGCGGCTTGGGCAAGGACGACTACACCCACAAGTTCACGCACAACACCGATCCCTATGAACTGCCGTGGTTCACGGGACGTCAGGCCCCGGGCCGTTTGTGGGGCGAAGTCTATCCCAATCTCCGTGTCGCATCCCTGGTCCTGTCCTGGCGCGCCGCCCGCTTCCTCGAAGGCGAAGTCTCCTTTATGGGCGCCGCCGCCCCGGGCGACATCGTCGACGCCGCAGATGTCGAAGCGAACTGGGATTATGACACCCAGGTCGACAATGGCCCGCAGTTCCTCGCCCCTCTCGGCGATATCGAACTTCCGACCGCCACGGATATCCAGGTTCTCTCTGGCGCTTTCGCGGCTCAGCTGGCATATCCGGTCGATGAGCAGATGATCGTTGGGTCCTACGCCCCGTACGACCTGAGTGTTGTTCAGCGTTCGTACTCGATCTCCATGGCCGTGCGCGTCGAAGACGATGTCTTCTACAACAAGATGATGATCGATCCCGCTGGCGGAGCGACCTGGCTTGCTGACCTGATGAAGGAAGGCAGTTTCAAGCTGGCATTCAACTCCAACGTCGAGGCCGAGGATGGCAAGCCATACTCCCTGACCATCGCCGCGAATGGCGGTTCTGGATCTTCCGGGAACGTGATCTGGACTGCCCGCCCCCTGAACTTCCGCGCTGGTCGCCAGATCATCATGGCTCTTACCGGTACGTTCCTCGCCGACGCCACCAAGCCGATCGAGGTCACCTTGGTCAATCAGACCGCCGCTTACGCTCCGGTCGGCCCGTAACCTTTCAACCAGTTTCCGGCGTCTGAAAGGACGCCGGAAACACCTTGAATTCTGGAGGATAAACATGTTCGAAAAGTACGCCATCGTTTCTCCCGTCACTCACACCTTTGAGAAAGACCCTGACTACTGGTGGAAGATCCGGCCCGCTCTGCTCGCTGACGAGATCGAGCTGGCGCGCTTCCTGCAGGAAGGGCGCGTCGTTATCGACGAGAAGGGCGAAAAGATCACGTTCCCGTGGTCGATCGTTGAGAGTGCCGTCTTCCAGCTGTCGACGCTCTTCGCTGGCACCAACCTGGTCGACGAAAAAGGAAAAGAGCTCCTGCCTGAGAATGCCAAGCGTGAAAAAGTCGCCGATGTCCTCAAGACATTCCCGACCGCTGTCGTTCTCGAGCTGTGGAGTGCCCTTGGCGAAGCGGTCCCGGGCTGGGGGAACGCCTCCAACAGGTCCTCAAAAAACTAAAGAAGTTCTTCGACGCCGCGGGAACGAGACCTTCTGATCTCGAGGAGGTCGTCAGAGATGCAGTTGCGAATGATACAAACGATCTTGCTCTAGCGCAACTCATCGAGGCGACGGTGGCCTCCATAATCGGGCAAAGACCGATGTTTCCATCGGTGATCGAAGAACCAATCTTCTACCGCCGGTATTTCGAGAAATGGGTGCGTGAGGCTGCCCTGGAGCAGAAGGCGATCAACAAGTTCATCCACGACGCCACCCATCCACAGGAATAGAAAACAGCCGGCTGAAGGGATAGCCTCCGTCCCTGAAGCCGGCTGTTGAACAACGGGATCTCATGGACTTCATTGACGAAGTAGAACACCAGCGAGATTACATGAAAGACCTCGCGGCCAGCTCTGTCAGGCTGCCGAAAGAGGTCTCTGAATTCCTCTTCGATAAGCTGCAGGGTCGTGCAGCAGATGGCCTTCTCCATCTCGAAGAGGCTTTGCCGCGTCACCCGGGAATGAATATTCCCGAGAGTGTCAAGACATACGGCGACGCTCGCGACATTCTGCTTCGTTCTGCGATCCCGCAGATCCACGATTTTGCCCTCAAAGAGATCTCCAGGGCTGATGATCCGCGCATCTATGGCGACGCGTTCAATACGGCATTTCAGCATCTGACGGAGATTGTATCCTCGAGGAACGAGGAAGGGCTTACGTTTTCTGGTGCCCTTGATCGGTCGTTCAATCAGTCGTCCATTGAGAACCGCAAGAGTTCTAGGCTTGCTTCGCGCGAACGCCCTCTCACCGAGGATATGTCGTACTTCCCGCCGAGCATGTTCTCCGATCCTCGCGTTCAGGACATTGCCGCTCGAAACCGCGAAACCGTAGGCATTGTCGCCTCCAATATGTGGATGGGGACTGGTGAGGGTAAGACGCACGTTCGCGACATGTCATTCCCGGAGCTTGTCGAGAGCTATCTCACGACCGAGAACGGGTCTACCAGGCCGACGAACATCTACACTCCCACTGGCGATCTGTACGTGAATGGTGAGCGCCAGCCATATGTGCTCGGTCCCCGTGATGGTTGGAAGCAGGTGTCGATCGGCGCCGAGAACGTCACTGACGTTATCAATTATTGGAGCGCATCCAGAGGAAAGCCTCGCGCCGTTTTCCAGGAAGAGATATTCCAGCAGTACTCCAACGAGAAATTTGGTGGTCGCCTCGGTGTCATGTCGCGATCTCTCGAAGGAGTGAATGCTGCCGAGCTCGAGGTTCAGTACGATCAGAAGCGCGATCTGTTCATGGAGCGCGCTGGCATGGCTACTCCTGGGAAAGTAGGTCCCCGCCCGCAGGTTGGATGGGGTGCCAGCCCGTACTCCAACAACGACCCGGAGCGCTTCTGGGGACGCAAAGCAGGGGACAGCGACAGCGCCTTCTCTCCCGGCATTGAGCTTGAGTGGGGCGAGCGTGACATCAAGGCGACGATCAACTCCATCCGCAGCGGGAAATACTCGGACTGGATCATTGGTCGTACTGACAAGGGAAAGCTACGCGCCGAGCCTGGCTCTCTCAACTCTTCTGAGTTGCTGACCGATGACCAGGTCGACGCCTTCGAGCGCTTCCTCTACCACAAGCTCGAAACGACCGGTGGCTCCGGTAGCATGCCGCGCTTGTTCTATGGCGCGTACGGCGACATCGCGAATATGTCCGATGCTGGAGACGAAGTCACTGTCAATGCTTCCGTCCTTGGCAAAGGCAAGGTAAAGGTTGCCTACGGGGCATTCACGGGTGCCGGCGTCCAGAGCGAAGTATTTGCACAAGCTCAGGCGATCGAGGAATTTCGCCGCGACACCAAGACGATCACTCAGGCCATGAACGCATCTGAGCCTGATCCTCTTGCCGCATTTGATCAGCCATCTCCTGCCGGCAAAGTTGCTGCGCTGAAAGCGAGGATGGCCGCCGATCAGGTGAAGGCCGCCGAGGCGTTTGACAAGGCTCCAGAAGCAGGAGACCCTGCTACTGCGCAGGAACTCGCCGAGACCGATGGGCGCGTAATGCACCTATTCACAGCCGAGGGCAATATGGCAAAAAAGAAGCTGTCGATAAATATCGATAACGAGAAGGCTGCCGCTGACGCGTCTGCCATCACGAACTCTGACGCATTTGCTCAGCTGCGCGCCCAGGCTGCCGCTATTCGCGAGGATAAAAGTCGCGGTATTTTTGACGACAGTATTCCTTCTGCTTCGAAAGTTATCGAGGCCAGTGGATCAAGTGCCTCTACCGGAGATGCTGTTTCTGGTATCAGTCGCGATGCCGTTGACAACAACGTCAAGCAATGGGTTGATGCCGGAAAACGCCAGGGGCCCCCGTCTACTGGGCAGGCCGCTGGTCCTGTTGCCGACGCTGTTGCCAATTCTCGCGAACAGTACCGCAGAGGGATGTCTGGCTGGGACAGCACCTCGATCGAGAGCATGGGCCGCGATATGGCCCACGACATCGGTCCTCACGACTTCTTTGAGGAAAACCCCCTTGGGTCGCGGCGGTTTGTCCGCGGCAAGAACGGGGCTCTTGGCGTTCAGTACGCCGACAAGGATGGTAACGTCACCATCTCGGAAGGCGTTACAAAGCAGGCTCTCGAGGGCGCGAAGACCGCAATCCAGTATGCCTTCGACAAGGGCGCCGCAAATCTCAGCGCCGAAGAGCTCCCGGCGACGCTGATCAAGTATGCCGGTGAATATCTCCGGAAGGTATTCAGCTCGACCTCTCATGAAGGCGCTCAGATGCAGTCGCTGGCGACTGGTCTTGTGCGCGAGTATAGCGCCAAGCTCTCCGATAAACTTGGCAACGGAGACAGTTCCGCCGGGTCGAGATCTTCCCTGTATGCGAGTGGCGTCGCTCGCGATCTCAAATCCCCGGAGGATGTCGCTTCGGCGATGTCCGAGGATCCTGGTCTGGCTGCGCGTGCCGAAGCTCTCGGCATGACGCCCGAGGCTATGTTCCAGTCTGGCGCCGTCTTCCGTGGCGATGGCGGCTATTACGACATGGGTGGTGGCGGGTTCGGCTCAGGCGGAATGAGTGGCCGTGGTGTCGGTGGTTACCGTGGTGGCCAGCGTGGTCGCGATGGCCTTCGTTCTCCGTACCAGGAAGATATCGGTCGTGTCATGCAGTCGCTCTTCATGGCCGGCCTTGTTTGGAATTCAACTGGCGGACAGTACGTCGAGGCAGCCAATGCGTACGCTGGCGGCCAGGCAGATGCCATGTCCGCATATACGTTTGGCGGCGGCGGCCCTGGTGGTTCCGCTGCGGCTTATCCGTCGATGGCGTCTTTCTCTGCCGATCGGCTCGGACGCGTTGCCTGGGATCAGTGGGGCAGCATTCTTCAGGCCGGAACGAGGCTGACAAATAACGAAGGCCTCCTGAATGCTGGTATGGCCGGAGTTTCGGGTATTGGCGCCGGATTGATCGCTGGCTTTGGAACCTCTCAGCTTGGAGGGTGGATCACCGGGATCGGTGCGTCCGGAATATTTGGAAGTTCGTCGATTGGCATCGCTGGCGCTGGTGCAACAATTGCTGGTGCCGCCCTTCCAGTTGGCCTTGGCGTTGGTGTCGTAACTGCCGGCTATCTTGGATACCAGGGCAATCGCAGCGCGGCTCTTGAACACGCCGCCATGGGCGAGGACGTCAGTCCTCTGTCTTATACGATGGCGAGCCTTTTCAACGGCGGAGTAAACGACTTTGTTTCCGGGACGCCGACGCAAGAGCAGATGCGAGCCTCTCTCCTTGCTGGGAAGAGCGAAGTCGAAATTGCAGCCCTGAGGACGCAGGGACTGATCGACAGGACTGCCGACAGTGTAAGTGACCTCGGATATAACGCCAACGAAGCAAAGGCAATGATCGGACAGCTTTCGCAGTTCATCGGCGGCGATAGTTCCGACACTACAGCGTATGCCGGCTTGATCATGCGCGGTGCCGCAAAACAGGGCCAGGGCGTAATGCAGCTCGCCCAGGACATTTCCGGCGTTGCTTCCGGTCGTGGTTACCTGCGCGGCACGTCTGAGTGGCGATATCTCGCCGCACAGATGTCCGACCTCTCCCTGACCGATCTGCAGGAGTTCAGTGTCGCCGAGGGCCAGCAGGCTCAACTGAACAGCTCTTGGGCGCGCAATCTGAACACCGAGAACTGGACCCGCACTGCGTACGATATCAACCAGACCGTCTTCGGCGGCCATATGACTGCGGGTCAGTCGTCAGCAATGAGCTCTCTCCTCGGGAGAGCAAGCGTGGCTGGCGTCAACGTCGACGGAAACATGGGCATGTCATATGCCGGCATGGTCGCCTCTCTCGGAAGTATTGGGGCGATGGGTGCTGGCGATGCAGGCATGGCTCTCGCTGGATACGGAACGACATCTGCTCAGCAGGGATCGTTCTTCAACCAGGGCGCAAGTTTCTACAACTCCGCCCAGCTCGCTGGACTTCCCCCGGCGATGCTCAATCAGATGCTTGGCGGAAACCAGATGGCACTGTCGAACCTGTCCGCATTTACCGGGACCGGTTATCAATTCTTTGACCAGAGTGGCGTCCGGGCTGGCGTCCTAACCGGTGGCAATGCGATCATGAACTACGCTCAGGCCATTGGCATGCCATCCAATTCAAACTACAACCAGGTCCTCGACCAGGCTGGCTTTTCTGCCAATCCCGAAGCGAGAAAGGCCTATATCGAAGGTGGCTCGATGGGCCTGAGCCAGTACTATTCTGATAAGTTGTACCAGAACCAGCTTGCTTCCATTGGCATCGGCTTCGCTCGCATCAATCAGCAGCAAAACTACCTGTGGGGCGCCGACCAGGGCGGGACGTGGGAAAACCCGACTGCCGGGTCGTCCTGGGGCATCCAGAACAGGCAGATTGCTGTTCAGTGGGAAGGTACGCAGGCACAGCAGCAGCACTCGCTTGCTTCCGAGGCCGCCCAGATCTCGTATACCCGGCAAAGCCAGGGTATTCAGTATCAGCAGTACCAGACGAACCTCTCTCAGCAGTACTGGAGCGCAGGCTTTGGCTACCAGACCAGCCTGATGCAGCGCGAGCAGTCTCGCGAAAATTACGCATTTGGAATGCAGATGGACCAGATGCAGTTCGGCTGGGGCATCCAGGATATCGATGAGCAGATCCGCCGCTCGTCCGGTTATCAGCGCGCTCTGCTTGAGCGCCAGCGTGGCCGCATGACTACCGCTCAGAACCTGGAAGTGCAGCACAAGGAAGAGGTGCAAGACACTCAGGAGAAGCTCTGGTCGCGCCAGGACGAGGAATATCGCAAGCAGATCTCTCACATGCAGGAGATCCAGAAACTTGAGGAAAAGAACTACACCCTCATGCGTTCTCACACCGAGGAGATGTATGACCTCGGCCACAAGGAGCTTCTGCGTCAGATCGCCGAGACCAAGGAGCTTCATGAGCTTCAGATGGAGCAGCTTCGCCTCGACAGGGAGAACCAGCAGAAAAACATCGAGTTCCAGAAGGCCAGCCTTGGTATTCAGGCTGAGAGTGCACGTATCCAGAAGGAACAGTCGGATAACCAGCGCGCCACCCAGAAGATGCAGGAAACGAGCCAGGGAGCGTGGAGCAAGATTGTCAGCGACGCCGGCGCCACTGCGAAATACGTTCAGACAATGGTCAACGCGCTGAATGGTCTTCGCGTCAGTGTCTCCGTCGGCCCAAAAGGCATCACGATCAGCGGCTCTGGAACCAACAATACGATCAAGTAGGCAGACATGACAATGAACAATTATGTCTCGATCAATAGCAAAAATTACGCCGCACTCAGCGCGGATTGGACCCCGCGCAGTATGGTCGCGGCGCAGATCAAACCGACGATCGGCGGGCGCCTGGATGTGATCCATGGTCCTGTTGCCCTGCGCTGCTTCGTCGGCACATTGATCGTTCCAGCGGTTGCCCCAGACACCGGCTGGGGGATCATCGATGACTTCCGGGAAACGTATGGAGCCAACCAGTCCTTCACATTCGTCGATCACTACGGCACCGAGTTCACGGCGATCTTCAGTGGAAACATCGATGAAAAAAGCCTGACAAGCCAGTGGGACGCGAACAGCAATGAGTTCTATGTCCCAGTCACCATCTATCTCGTATCCTAGAACGAAGAGCCCGAAGCATAATGCGCACGCTCAGCGAAGCTCTCACCAGCTCTCTCACCCTTCCGAAGAAGGTCAATGCCCGGCTCACTTTCAGACGCCGGAAACTTACCTATTCTCACCAGACAGTCTACGACAGCCTGGGTCTTTCTGACCCGGCTGCCGTGGATGTGTCCGCATACGATGGCGGCGCCCTGCGTGTTGTCAACTCTGGGAATAAGCTGTACACGCAGTTTATCTCAGACCTGTCTGATGCCGATCTCTATCCCGCCTGGACTGACACGAGCATCACGCTCTACGCCGGATCTCGCCCGGGCGTCCATGGGGAGCGCGTCTGGTATCAGAAGGTAAACGGAAAGGTGTACTACCGTGACTACTCCGCGTGGTCGACCGAAGTTGAGGTCACTCCAGCGATCGGCTACGCCGCCACCGTCGCACCTGTCGACGCCGGCGCCTATGTCTATTACCTGTCCCCAAACTGGGGAACGATCGACTTCTACACTCCCGGCGGGGTTGCCACTTCCTGGCCCGGGCGGATCTACGGCGACATTCAGACCGCACGCTACATCGATGCCGTCACCCTGAACGGCACGGATTACATCTACGTCATGGACCGCAACGCTGGTCGCGTTGTGGAGCTGCGCCGCATCGGGTCCTCGTGGTCCTATACCAGGTATGTTGTCCCGATCGATGCGATCGACAACATCACGGGTATCACGCTTGCGTATGCCACCGTACTCGATGGGAAGGTCTTCCTGACCTGCCGGCTCTCGCATAACAGCGACAACAACGTCCCGGTCGTCATGGATGTGTTCATCAAGGGCCCGTCGAACTACACCCTCGGGCGCTGGTCGTTCATCACGACCGAGAGCGTTGGTGGCAAACTGCTCGTTCCGGGCGATGGCTCCGTGTACTATCTCGGGGTCAACTCTGTTCTCGTCTCTGACGCCACCATCGAAGTCGGCGTCGACAACGAGGATCTCAAGTTTCAGACGTCTGATATCATCTCCCTGTCGTTTTCCGAGCGCGAGGGTGGCGGAGATGAATTTGGCGGTGAGATCGCCCATGATTACTCGCACATGAGCCTTCTTGATGAGGTCGAGTTCGAGTTCGGCTACAACGGTGAATACGTCTCGTATGGCGTGTATACGATTGAACACACCGAGGTGACCGGAACCTACGGCGATGCGACGCTGTCGTTTACCGCTTCCTCGCGTGGCGCTGAGGCCCTTGCAAGCCACACGCCGCACCAGAGCTACTACCTTGCCTCTCAAAGCAAGGTGAACGACCGTCCTTCCGCTCTCTCGAATGTCATTATCGCGAGTGGGCACTTTGATGGCAACCCTCTCTACAATACAAAACTGAACGAGCATGCCGTCTTCTACACCGCCGCAGATGCGTCTCGCTCTACTGTGATCTCCGCGAAATTCAAGATCCCGGCCAGTCCGATCGTCTCTGGGAAATACGGCCTGATCGTCAACTACTATCGCGAGAGTGCGTATGACGTGGCCACGCGCCTCGGTGTCTCACAATCCACTGTCACGACGGACATGGCCCAGGATCACGGGATCGTCGCCTTGTACAGCGACGTTGAGGCCGGCGGCGTTCCTGGCTTCGGTATCTATCATTGGCACGAGAACACCTTCGACCTCCTTGGGACCGTCGAGATCGCCATTCCGGACGATACCTGGCACTGGCTGAAGCTCTCATTCATCGATGGCGTCATCGAGCTTTCTTATCGCCTGGACGCAGACGCCGAATGGGATCTTCTGCTCTCCGCCACCTACAACAATGCCGACATGCCGTGGAAGAATGACAGCTTTGGGCGTGGCGCCGTCTACCTCGAAAACGTGTCAGCACACCAGGCTTCCTGGCCGTTCTATTCTGGCGATGTCGTCGTTCCCGTCCAGGATATCTCCGCTTTCTCTGGTGCATCCACTGTCATCGTTGACGACGAGCAGATCTCCATTACTGGCACCTCGCCTGATATCGTTGCCACCGACGAGCTCACTGTCGTCGAGGCTGCTTTTCGCAACGACAGCTTTGTCTCTTCTGGTTACGCTGTCGTATTGGACACAGATGACGACGTTCGGTCTGACGGTTACTACAACAACTGTGCCCTTGTCGTCAACTCTGGCTCCGGAACGGGCAAGGCCTTCAAGATCGTCGGGTACGATGCTGTGGCGCCGCAGAACTGGGTTCCAAGTGGTTCCTACACCGATCCCGATAAGTGGCAAGATCATGTCGGCGATCCTCTTCACGGATCCTGGCAGGCATCGAACAAGAGAAGGGCCTACGTCAGTACAGATCCCTCTGGCGTACTTGCTCCCGGCGCCAAGGTCCAGATCGTCCCGGCGTTGCTGGTTGACGAGCGAGGTGCGAACAGTACGGCGGATACCACGCACAGTGGTTCCGTTGCCTCTGTCTATTCAGCCGACCACGTGCTCTGCGACTGGGTCAATGGCTTCACCGGAGATCCGGACTACGATCTCGAAGAGCTGATCCGCTATGTCCTCGAAGTCGCCGGCTCCGATGTTTCCTTCGCTGCTTATCTCAACGGCAATGTAAGCACGACTGGAACATGGGGCACGTCCAATTGGTACTCTGGGTCCCGCTCCTTCATCTCTCGGCTGACCCTTCCGTCCTTCTCTGATGGTGACGAGGTCGGGTGGGTGTTCCGCGCTCCTGCCGCCGGGAGTGGTTCCACCGCCGATGGGCCGACGATCGCCAGCGGATACATGGTGACCATCCAGCGCGACGGAAGCGACTATTACGCCGTCGCACGCATCAATGTTGCCGGTGTTTGGTCGATCCTCGAGAAGGCCATGATCAACTTTGTGCCGCAAGGTACATTGCGGTGCTCTGTTCAGGACCAGGTCTTCTCTCTCTGGGTGAACAACTACCTGGTGGCCAGTTTCTATGATGGAACCGACACAGATGGCGAATACATGGCGCTCACATCAAAGACTGCAAAGACCTTCTCTGCCTACTACGGAGAGCTGACGGACTTCATCTCCATGTGGGCGATCGACGCCGCTTCACAGTCTGTGAATATCCTCTCTGAGGTGATCTCGGATCGGCGTGTCTTCTTCCGAACAGAGCCTGACGGATCGATCTACTTCTATCGCCGTCGCGCCTCTGCTGGAGAGATCCCTGACATCGTCTTCGGCTTCCAGCATGGCCAGCTTACGGACGTGATAACCTGGTCGCGCGCTGAGGGCGCGAAGTTTATCGAGACTTCTGACGAGGCTCTTCTGCAGGAATTCGGCATTCGCTACTCCGTCGTAAATACGCGCTGGGCGAAGAATGTCGACGACACCGTTCGCTGGGCGAGGTGGATGCGTGCGGATCAGTATGCGCGTTCGCGCGTGACCATCCTTGATATTGTCCCCCACCCTGGTATTCAGGTTGGCGACTGCCTGACGGTAGATCTGCCGATCGGTACGCAGACCCTCGACGTGATGGCGCTCTCCACGTCGCTGTCTGTCACCCAGGATGGCCTCACCTTCACTCAGAACCTTCAGGGTATTGCTCATGCAAGCCTATAGCATCATCGACACCATCCGCTACGTCGTCGGACAGTCGACCGGGAACCAACCCCAGTCCGGCACCATCTACGCGATCAACGGCAACACGATCGACGTCTCTGTGCGCGGCTCTGCGGTCATTATTCGGAACCTGCCTGTTGTCGGGGATGTCAATTCCCTGTACGTGGGCCAGTATGTCGACCTTCGCTGGCAGGGAACCCAGGTCGTTGCCATCGCGGTCCCGACAACAGGAACCGTTCCGATCTCAGTATCGATCAATCCAGACGGAAGCACTCTCGAGAACAGCCCGGTTGGCCTGCGCGTCAAGGCGAATGGTCTTCAGCTGTGGCACCTTGCCTTCACGCCCGCCCTTGCTGGTCACACGCATATGGACAGCATGCAGCGTGCCGGCTGGCACACCGACGATGACGGCGCCGTTTTCCAGAACAACGTCCATATCCATCCGTCCGGACAGATCTCTCTTGGCTCTGACCCAGACATCATCAAGCTGGATGCGTCGCACGCGACCTATCGCATGTGGGCCGGGAGTGTCGACCCCGATCAGGCTGGTTTTGCTGTCGAGAAGGACGGCTCGGTGCACATTCGCCGTGGCGACATCACTCTCGGTACTGGAGATGATGTTCTCGTCGCCAGCTCGAGCGATGATGATTGGCGCCTGTGGATCGGTGATGACGATCCCGAGGCTGCGCCTTTCCGTGTGAATAAGTATGGTCAGGCCTGGCTCGACAGCGCCAATGTGTCCGTTGAGCTGCAGAGCACCAACTATGTCGAGGGTCTCACGGGCTGGAAGCTCGACCAGACTGGTCGCCTGGAAGCGAATGATGCCGTCATTCGCGGCAAGATCACCTCGACCGTTTTTGAGCGCGAGACGATCTCTGCTATCTCTGGCCGCCTTGTTGTCACGGAGGCTGGTGTTCTTGTTTCAGACGTCGGAAACACAGACGAGACCATCGTTGTTGATCACCAGGCGTTTGGGGCCGGCGACGTCGTTCACCTGAAGTCCACGACCCGCCAGGAGTGGATGGCGATCCTCGACGACGGAACGCCAGTCGATGGTGGTATCGAGTACTCTGTTGAGCGCGATGTTGACGGTGACGGTGCCGAAGTCTGGTACACCGGCGAAGCTGTATTCCGCGAGGGCAACGCCGTTCTTTCTGAGCAGGATGCCAAGTTTGGAGCTCCGTCTCCGTTCGGTACGACCCGTTTTGGTGGTAGTGCCTACAAGTCCTCTGGCGGCTTCCTCAAACTCGAGGGTGCTGCTGAAGAGGGCCCTTATTTCGGCGTTTCCCGCCGCATTGGCCCGGAGTACAACCAGGTCTTCGATGCGGTTCGTATTGGTAACCTTGCTGAATTCCTGGACGTTCAGGATGATCACTATGGGATTGGCGTTGGTGATCTGTCCAGGTTCTTTCGTTACACCTACGAGGACGGGCTCTTGATCCGCACCTCGTCCGGCGGAACGCAGATCGACGACAATGGTATCACCACGGACAGCTTGATCGTCCTTCCATCCGACGTTCCGGAATTCCAGGATGGTCAGGCTCAGCTGTACGTGAACGGTGACGAGATCCGCGTGCACTACAAAAATGGCGCATACGAGACCGATACCCTGTTGAATAAGCTGGATGGTCAGGCCCCTGTTCTGAAATCGGACAGCTCCTCTGACCGTATCGTTCAAGTCGTCCTGAATGGCTCCGTGGCTCTGACAACTTCTGACAGCGCCACTGTTCCTGTCCCGTCCTCGATGAATGGGATGATCCTAAAGTCCGTCAGTGCCCGGTGCGGCACCGATCAGACTTCTGGAGCGTCCACAAGCGGAACTATCGAGATCTCCGTTCAGAATGGCACGACCAACATGCTTACGACCAACTTGACCATCGATGTTGGCGAGTATTCGAGTGCCAATGCGGCAACGCCAGCAGTCATTGACGAGAACAACGATGGCGTCATTACCGGTGACGAGATAAACGTGGAAGTTGTTCAGTCTGGAACTGGAGCCAAGAAGGTTGTCGTGACGCTTGTCTTTGGGAACCCGTAAATGGCTCTTCCTTACTTGACTGTCTATAACGGCTCTGGCAGTGGATACAAGTATCCCAATGCCTACTACCCGATCGTGGCCAATACGATCGAGGGATATACCTTTACCAGGTGGGCCGGAACGCTCTCCGTTCTTTCTCCAACCTCAAGAAGTACGAGTGTCTGGATTGGATCAGTCTCTGGATATGTGCAGGCGTACTTTGCAATCAACTACTACTCCTACACTTATTCTGCTGGTCCGGGTGGCCAGATTGTGGGCCCTTCCAGCCAGTCTGTCGCCTATCATCACGATGGCGAGTTGGTCGAGGCGGTTCCCAATGCAGGGTATCACTTCACGGCCTGGTCAGACGGTGATACCAATCCGCATAAGCAGCCAATCAACGTCGAAAGCAGCAAAAGTTACACGGCCTACTTTGAAGCCGACGAAGATCCTGGAGACCCGCATTACACCCTGACCGTAAACAGCGGCTCTGGTGATGGTTCGTATGTTGCCGGCATCGCCGTCGAGATTGTTGCTGATGCGCCGGCTGTTGGGTATCACTTCACTCACTGGTCTGGTGATATTGCTGGCATCTCTGATGTCTACGCTTCCTCGACCACGATCTTCACGCAGGCAGCCAATGCGGCAATCACGGCGAATTATGCCGAGGATAATCCAGGACCGTTTACTCTAACTTACACTGCCGGTTCTCATGGATCTATTTCTGGTGATACGCCGCAAACTGTTGCCAAGAATAATAACGGGTCCATTGTGACCGCTGTTCCAGATGATAGTTATGCCTTCCAGGCATGGTCCGATGGAGTACTCACTGCTTCCCGGCAGGAACTTGATGTGATTGCTGACATATCCGTTACTGCCAACTTTGTAATGCTTGAAAATACGAACTTTCCTCAGATAAGGATATTTTAGGAGGTGCCATGGCCATTCCAACAGCTGTAAACTACCCGACATCCTTGGACGATGCTACTACTCTGTTTGGCGATCCCGTCAATCAGATTGAGCTCACGCTCGCCACTGGCATTGATGCTGATGATACCTCGATGGTTGTCTCCGAGGACATATCGTCAGTCAATGTACCGACGTTTCTGGCGTTTGAAACTGGCGAAATCGTTTATGCTGCGGCGATGAACTCGCTCTCAAAAACCTTCAGCTCCCTGACCCGCGGTGACATTCCTGCTCCGCACAACGCGGGCGAGAAGGTAAGCCTGATCATGGTTGGGCAGTACATCTCCCAGCTCAAGAAGGCGATCATCGCCATCGAGACTATTCTGGCCATAAACCCGAATGGTGCATCTGCCAGCGTGTCTGCCCGTATCAAAGCGATCGAGGACCAGAAGGCCGCCGCATCTGGTCTGGCCAGCCTGAATAGTTCAAGTAAAGTTGTTCAGGAGCCTGCCTCCAAGGCCACTGCAAATGGCATCGCATCACTGAACGCATCCTCGAAGGTCGTCCAGGACCCCGAGAATGCCACCGCCACTCCAACCGCATCCAAGATCCCGATCGCAGATGGAAGCGGAAAGCTGGATGGGTGGGTGACGCAAAGCAAGGCCGTCGCAGCGCAGCTCTTCCTCTCGGCTGCTGGCGCAACCCCTGCTACAACATCTGGCTGTGCCAATCCGAACACGAACGAAATGTCGACCAACAAGCAGACGATCAAGACTGCTGACTTCGACGCCTCCACTGAAGAGTACGCCGACTTCGTTGTATTGATGCCGTCCGACTGGGATGGTGGAACATTGACGGCGAAATTCGCCTGGATGCACGCAGCGACCACGACGAACTTTGGCGTTGTCTGGGGTATCAAAGCCAGGTCTTACGCCGATGATGAAGCGCTCGACCAGGCCTTTGGGACTGCCGTCACTGTCTCGGATACGGGTGGCACAACGAACGATCTCTATGTGACTTCCGCGACCGGAGCAATGACCATTGGTGGAACTCCGGCTGCCGGAGGGCTTGTCGTGTTCCGTGTCTATCGAAAGGCTGCCGATGCTTCCGATACGATGACTATCGACGCCAAGCTGATCGGCGTTCAGCTTACCTACACGAGGTCATAATGGCCGTCATTGCTCCTGAATGTTACTCAACCGGAAGTACATACGGCACTTCCCTGACGTACAACAGCGGCGTTTTGGCCAGTGGCGTCAATCGGTTCATGTTGATCGGCTTTACTCTCGACAGTGTTGCGTCGGAGGGGCGCATCACTGTCACTGTTGGCGGCAAGAATGCTTTTTATATCAACGGTGGCACCAATAGCGGCGGTTCCTGCTACAACTTCCTCTTCGGCTTTTGGGTTCCAAACGGATGGAGCGGAGCAAAGTCGATCGTCATCACTCCAAGAACGTCGAACGCGACTATTCAGTCTGCCAATGCAACTTTCCCGGGCGTGAAAAGGCTTCGCTACTCTGGGGATGGCGGAAACACAAACAGCTTGTCTGTAACGTGGTGCCGGAATGGTGACACAGTGGTCGACTTCCTGGCCGGAAGTGGGGGTGGGTCATATACATCCCTCACTCCAGGAGCAAGCCAGACAAAGATCTGTGAAGATAAGGCTCGCCCTGGCATTGCAATGTCCTATGCTCTTTCGAGCGGAACGAGCATTACGATGTCGTGGACGCTGAACCCGTCGACAATTTCTACGATCAACGCCGTTGCCCTGGAGCCAGACGATCTTTTGCACCCAACGGCTCCCGTTCTTCGGTCTACCGCCTTTCCACAGGCAGTAGCAAATGGTGGTCGCGATATTACCGGGACCTCCTACACCGTGAATAGTGTATCGACACTTGGGTGCCGATCTTCGAAAAGCAAACTTGTTGCGTGCATTGGTATTCATGGATCGTCTGGCGACTTCTCTGGTTTTGCGTGCACTGCGACCATCGAGGGTGTCGGATACTCCATGACAAAGGTTGTTGAGGCAATCAAGTCTTCGTCCTCTCGGACTGCCGTTGTTATGTTCACTCTCAACAATCCTCCTGCTGGCGACGCAACGCTTGCATTTTCGTGGACTGGATCTGCGGATGACGGCATCATTGAATGGTCGCTGTGGGACTATGCCGACACCCTTATTCGAGACAACGACAACTCTTCCGGAGACACGAGCAATGCTATTGCCTTGACGTCGACCACCATTGCATCCGATGTCTGCATTGACTTCTTCCACGGTTACGGTGCTTTACGAAACCCCGCAAGCGGGCAAACGCAGGTCGATAGTGGGGCCGCGGCCTGGTCGGAATACCATCGTCATACGTGGAAAGTAGCCACCACAACAAGCACAACGATGCAGATGGACGCCGGAAGTTCAACTGCGTACGCATACACGTCGCTGGTTCTAACGCTGGCTCCACCCGACATCGGTGCCAACCCCGTTTCGATCAGCCCATACATGATGGTGTAAAGGAGACAAAAGATGACAGGTATTGGTCTATACCCGAAACCCAACGGGGTGTGGGGAGCAGACATCAGCAAGTGGCAAGACGCTGACGACACCCCACAAATGGTCGACTTCGACAAGATGGTCGCTGCCGGGATGAAGTTCATTATCATCAAAGCATCCCAGCAAACCGCTGACCCGGACTTCGTTGAGAACTGGAAGCGCTCAAGGGCTGCCGGCCTGATCCGTGGCGCCTATCACTACCTCGACTGGCGCAAGAGCGAGATGGAGCAGGCAAAACTGTTCGTGGATCTTCTACGGGCAGATCCTGGCGAGCTTCCGCCGTCCTGCGACTTCGAGATGGACCTGAACAATCCAGGCAGGGCTGTTGCGTCGGGAAAGCTGCACAACTTCCTAACCTATGTCGAGCAGGAGCTCGGGGTCGTCCCGATGATCTACTGCGGCCCGTACTTCTGGATGGACTACGGCGGCTCAAATAAAGAATGGGCTCGATACGCGCTGTGGCTCGCTCACTACCGCCCGATTGCGTACGGAAAGCCGGCTGGTCCGATCGTCCCGCTGCCGTGGAAGACATACACTTTCTGGCAGTACGACGATCTTGGGGACGGACTGAGGCTCGGCGCCGAGAGCAAAGAGCTCGATGTCAACGTCTTCAATGGCGACGAAGCTGCCTTCGAGGCGTTCGTCAAATCGGTTCGCTCCGGGTCTGGCTATCAGACGCCTGAAACTCCGGCGGAGCCGAAGCCGGAGGAGCCGAAGGGATTGGCCTACGTGGTTGACATTCCCGGCCTGAATGTCCGCAGCGGTCCCTCCACCAACTCTTCGGTCGTGAAGGTTATTCGCTACGGCGCTCCAGTTTCTGTCCTGGAGACGAAGGGCGACTGGGCTCGCATCGGCGCCGGCATGTGGGTGTACAAGCCCTACCTGAAGGCGGCGCTGCCTTCGTACGCCCCGATCTACGAGGTCAACGTCGGTGGCCTCAATGTGCGCAAGGGGCCAGGGACGAACTACGCAATCGTGAAGGTGATCTACAAGGGGACGCGGGTCGAGATCCTTGAGATCAATGGCGAGTGGGCCTGCATCTCTCCCGGCCAGTGGGTCTACATGCCTTATTTGAGGCAGGTGTAACATGATCCTTCGTACCCCCCAGCTCATTGCGTTTGTCTTCTCGATCATTACCTGTGTCATGCTCGGGATCTTTTCGTGGATGTTCCCACGGCACAGAAGGTTCACGCTTCCTTTGATGTCCTGGGTCCTTCACATGGTTATCGCGTATGCGGCCCTGGCGATCTGCAGAACGAGGCCCGACTTCGATGCCGCTTTCTTCAACAACTGGTTTACCGCGATCACTCTCCACGCTCTCCTATTGATCGGAGTGATCGGTTCCGTGGAAATGTTCGACCATATCATCGAGACAAGAAAGGCACTCCGCTATGGACGTAACCGCTAAAGACATCATCATCCCGCTGTCCGTGGCGTTGGTTCCTTCGGTCCTGACCTACTTCGCGTCCAGGAACAAGACGAAGGCCGAAGCGCAGAAGACAATCGGGGAAGCCTGGGAGAAATACTGCGATCAAGTCGAGGAGCAGAACGCAAAGCTCAATGCTCGCATTTCCGCCCTCGAAGGCATGGTCTCTTCTTTGCAGTCTACGATCGCTACGCAGAACGACACCATTGCAAAGCAGAACCAGCGCATTGCAGATCAAGACAAGATCATCGCGGAGCAGGCTAGTAAGATCGCAGAGCAGGACAAGATCATCGCCGACCTCACCGCGCAGAACGAAGCCATGACGGCTCAGTTGGATCAGCTGGGGCATCCCCAGAGAAAGACGAAGAAGAATGAGTAACCTGATCGAGATGCTCGGATGCAAAACCGAGGAGGAGGCCATCTTGAAGGTGCAGCAGCTGGCTGCCGTGCCTGTATCGGTCACCCTGGTTGGTACTGCTGATGGAAGCCTGTTTATTTCCACTACGGGCGATCCTCCGGTTGCTCTTGTTGAACAACTCCTTCTGAGAGGGCTTCAGCACTGTATTGAGCAAAAGGTCCATGCAAGTCTTCAGAAAACAAAAACAGCCCCCAATTAGGGGGCTGTTTTTTTCTTATGATACCCTGATTGCCGTGAAATCATGGATCACGACACTGTTGATGGTGTGGTCCAGGGGGAGGACGCCGCTGAACTTGTACTTGTCTCTCTCGGGTTCGACCAGGGCGACGAAGACAGCGGCGGTTCTTACCTGGTCTTTCGACGCCGTGAGCTGGGATGCGATCTTCATGATCGGATCGATGGCCGGCCCCAGGACGTCGAAGATGGTGCGGGTGGTGAGCTGGAAATCCAGGTCGCCGTCGAAGATCCCGTCGTACTCGACGCCGATCGGCTTGACCCGCAGGAAGTAGGCCAGGTCCATGAAGTGGATCTTGTCCGGGAAGATGGCCAGGGTCTCGTTCAGTGGTTTCTCGTGGACCCAGCCGCACCGCGCCGCAGGATCTGCAGCGTTGTGAGTGGCAACGAGGCCGCGCCCCGAAATGGCGGCGCCGGCCTCGAAGCGTTCGACTTCAATGCGTAAAAGTTGATAAGACATGAGCCTCCAGTTTCAGACGTTGGAAACTACTCAGACTTGCGCCGGCGGATCTTGATCTGCGGAGGATAGTCTTCCGAGACATCGACGAACTTTTTGTCCGGATCTAGCACTTCGACAGCCGCTTCTTCTACCGGGCTCTCGAACTCAGCCATCTCTTCGAGCAGCTTGTTGCTCCCGCTGTCTGGGGTGATTACGGCCACGACGCCGCCCATCTTCTCGACCGAGCAGATCAGCTTCTCGTCGTCGTAAACCTCGATGGCCGTGTAGTGCTTTCCGGCGCGCTGCCCGCTAACCATTTGAGATCTCAGCATTATACACTCTCCTCTACGATTTGATTGCCCTCCCAGTGGACCGTTTTGCCCACGAAGGGTTCGTACTTTTCTCGGAGATCTTCTGGAAGTTTTTCGATGTTCACCGGGATCCGAGATATGCCTCCGTTTTCCCATACCACTACGTTTACGATTTGTGCCATATGCGTCCTATAATATGAAGAATTGCAAGAGGGCGGATCGCTCCGCCCTCTTTTCTTACTGGGGCTGTTCGGCCTGGGGCTGCTCGGAGATCTTGGGCTCTGCCTGGAAGGCCGCGACGTATTTGTCGTAGTCCTCCGAGTTGAACTGGGAGAAGCCCTTCTTCTTCAAGAAGCCGAAGACCTCGTTCTGATCTTCGTAACCGTATTGGGAGGCTTCCTTGACGAGCATGGCGACGGTCTTCTGCGCCACCGGGGCCTTCTTCTCCGCCGGCTTGTCGTCGATCGTCTTTTCAAAGACGACCTTCGGCATCAGATCTTCGGCCTTTACGCCGGCGAGCCACTTGACGAACGGCTCGAAGAACGCGGCGCCGGGCTCGATCATGCGCTTGTCCGACATCGAGGTGCAGCGGGACTTGGTGACACGGGCCTGGTGATCGGTGTCCATGTCGATCCAGAGGGTGAACTCGTACTCGCCACCCTCCCGAGTGATCGCCTGCAGGCCGATGCGGTCGTAGCCGCCCTTATCGTTCTTCTCATACTCCATCTTGGAGCGGAAGGTGGCGATGACGTGCGACTTGGAGCGGATGATTTTCTCCATGAAGCGACGATGTTCAGGCGTGACCTTGTTCCAGGCGTTGTACTTGTTGTTCGCCTTCGTCGCAGCCGCGGCGTTGTCGACCATTTCCAGGGCGCCTTTTTCGCCCATCCATTCGTGCGACGCGCTGTCGATGATGATCGCGTCGGCGCCGGCTTCTTCGGCTGCCTCGATGGCGGCGATGTAGTTCTTCGGGGCGTACCCGAATTCCGGCGTCATGTTGAAGGTGACAAACGGGGGGAACTCGTCAGCGTAGAGGGAAGCCGAGTTGTTCTCGGTGTCGATGACAAACACCTTGCCCTTCGGGCCAACGAGAGCGAATGCGGCGATCAGGGCGGTCTTCGTCTTCCCTGATCCAGCAGGTCCCGCAATGCCCACTCGGGCCTTCGCTTCGGTTCGGGTTGCTTGCTGGAATACGATCTGGGACATTTATTTCTCCTGTGAACAGATTTCGGTGAACGGACAGTAATTGCAGAGGAAACCTTCCTCTGCGAGCGGGGTGTTGCCACTCTCCAGAGCTGTACTAAGTGCGTCCCTCCTTTCGATGATCTTATTGACGACTTCATCATGCGGGTAGAGCTGGATTTCGAAGATCACCGCACCAAGGTGAGCTTCGCCGGATGAGGCGCCGCACTTCGGGCATGCAAGGATGCCGTCCACCGGCATGTAGGCCCGGTTGCAGCGCTTGCACTTGGTCGGGCCGGACAGATCGATGTACTGAATGGCCGCAGAAGTGACCGGCATCCCCATCTCGCGCAGGAGTGCCGCATAGATATTGACCTGTTCGATATGGCTGCCGTATGGCAATTTCGACGGCGTCAGCCATCTGGTTGTCTTGTAGTCCAGGATCCGCCCGTTGTCATAGTAGACGTCAGCACGACCGACGATGCCGAGAGCATCAAGCTCCAGCTCGGCGACGAAGTTCGGGTCCTGGCGCTCAAGCTTGGAATGAACGGCGGTTCCGAGTTTTCGGACCAGCATCTCGTGGATGAACTCAACCTGCTCCCGGGTGCGGTGGTAGAACGCCTTTCGGATGCACCCCGTCAGATCGGTGACGTGAATGCCGGTGCGTTCCGGATCATTCAGGAGGTAGACGAGGAGCGAGTAGTCGTAGCCACACGTGTTGGCTCCCGCAAGAGCGCAGTTGAGACAGTCGGTTTTTGGCATTACGCCGCGTCCGGCAGAGCAGTTGATCTGTACTATTTCAGGCATCTGAAACTCCAATCTTTAGGGGGCGCAAGGTAACCGTGATCACCTTGCGCCTCCCGAATATGATCAGGCCGCGTGGTTTCTTCGTGACCTGGACGAGTGATCGGTAGAACGGCGTCACACGGTAGTTGTTGATATTGATCTCTTCCAGCACCAGTAAAAGCGCGCCGTTCTCCTCGAGCTTGAGTACCGGTAAGCTACAGAGCCTGAAGGAGCCCTGGCTAATCGTCAGCGAGAGGAGTGTACGTATTGGTCGCTTTGTCCCACTTGATCGGCTTGCTTTCTCCGACGGGTCCATTGCGGTTTTTGAGGACATAGAGAAGCACTCCTACTGCGCGGATATCCCAGTCCTGGGCAAGCACGCGTCGTCCGTTCCGTTCAACCAGGTTCTCGGGGAACTGTGCCAATTGGTTCTGCTCCATCTCAATGAGGCGGAGAGCCATGGCCACAGTTGCGTCCTGCTCGAGCGACCCCGATCCCTTGAAGTCGGACAGCGTCGGCTTCGAGTTGTTCCCACGCTGGGTGATGTCGCGATTGAATTGGGACGCCACCAGTACCGGCACCTTCCACTTCATGTTGAAACCGCGCAGCTGAGACGATGTGTAGCTGATGTTTTGTACCGGATCGGTCGACAGGCCCGGGTTCTGGATTTGCTGGACGTAGTCGACGAAGAAAGTCTTGGCTCCGTCGTTGTACGCCTTTTTCATCGCCGCAACGACCTGCTCGACAGACGGATTACCCATCGTGACAACGCGGATCGGAAGCGACTTGAGGTCCTTGATCGCGTCCTTGGCCTGTACTCTTTCTTCTTCGGTCATCATCGTCGGCATGCGAAGTTTCTTCGAGTTGATGCCAGTCATAAAGGCGACCAGGTAACGCGGGTAATCGATGTCGCCGTTATCCATATTGATGATCGTGACCGGGGTTCTTCCACGTGCCGTGAGGAACGCCTCAGCCCGCAGGAACGAGCTCTTACCTTCTCCCGGCCTGGCTCCCAGGATCAGATAGTCCTGATCTTCAAGGTGGCCAACGATGCGCCGGAAGTCCGGGTTCTTGGGGATGTAGGCTGGCTTGCGTTTTCCAGAGACATAATCGTCGATCGTTGTGTCCAGGATCTCAAGCAGCTCGGCCATTTCGACGCCCTTGTTGGACTTGGCGCGCCGCATCTCCCACAGGCGCTCTTCTGCCTTATCGAGAACTTCGTCTGCGGGGAGATCTTCCTCGAGGTCCTTGCTCGTGAGCGCGATGGACATTCGCATGCTTCTGCGGATAGAGGCGTCCACGACCTGGTTGGCATAGTACGACACAGACGACGGGCTTGCTTTCGAGCACACCATCTCGATGTAGTCGACGCCGACGATCGATCCCAGGTCCTGCCCGAGCGAACTCAGCAGGCCGACGGAGCGGAGCGTTTCCGTCACGGCGACCTGGCTGAGTTGCCCGGAAGCTGATAAGGAGGCAACCTTATCCCAGAGGACTTGATTGGAGATGGCACTGAAGTCGGACGGCATCAGGGTTACGTCGATATCGCCGATACTTTCAGGCGTCTGAATTACCGACCCGATCAATGCCTGCTCAAAACCAATGGTATCCATCTAGGCCCCCAGGAGGCGGCGGATCGACCCAACGTGCGGCTCGATCTCCGGACGGATATCGGAGATGGTGATATTGGTGTGGCGGTTCGTCAGGCGCTCGAACATCAGGCGCTGGTCTTCGTCCATGCGGAGGACGGCGAAATACTGATCTCCCTGGCGGATCATGACGCCTTCGAGGTCGGGGGTGTGCGAGGGACGCACCTGGCGCCGCATCTCGCGAACGGGCAATGTCGTGCCGATCTCGATGAGCCGATCGACGGCATGCTCGACGATCTGATCGCTCGTCGGGCTTTCGATCCCGTCCGCCCGCAGGGCGTTTGTCGACCCCTCGAGGATTGCCTGGACAGCATCCAGTGTGCTTCCGCGTCCCGGCATCTGTCCAGTGATGATAGCGCTCATGATCGGGACAAGTTCGAACAGTTTGGCCTTGCCGACGCTGGAGAAGATCTCGGCGACGCTCATGCCGTGCGTTTCAAGATACGGGAAGATGACCGTGCAGAGCGTCTCGATATTGGACAGTTCCGCTGCAGAGATACCCTGCTCCTGCGCCATCTGGGCAAGCGTCTGGTATCCGCCCGGGTGGACATTCAGGAGGTTCTGGTTGCGGATCTTGGCCAGGATGCGACCGCGCAAAAGAATGGCAGTCAGGTCGAGAGAGCCGACCAGCTTCAGGGCCTCGACTTCGATGAGTGCGGTGCGCTCAAGCTGCGTCAGGCTGGCGCCGGCAGTCGGATCTCCTGCGAGACTTGCGTTCAAGTTGCGCTCTGCCGCAGCGTAAATGCTGTTCTGCAGGCCGTTCAGTTCAACCGATAACCCCGCTTCGTAACTCGGCTGGATCGTGATCTGGTTGTTTGTCATGGTTTGCCTCCGTGTCAAAATGGGAATTGGATAACGAACGCCGAGTGGCCGATAGGCATCCGGGGTTTGTGCAGGATGAGTGACGTCGTTCCGTCTGGCCTGTTCTCTTTTGTCCACTCGTCCATGTGAAAGAAGTAATCTGCCACCATGTCCGAGCCTTCTTCTAGCTCCCGGTATCGGAATTCTTCTCCGAAGCCGAACTCACTCAGGTGGTCTTTCAGATGGCATAGGCGAAACGCCACCAATCTTATGTCTCTTGCCGGGAGAATGAGGAGCTCGTACTGCTGCGGAAAAGCCATCTTCGGAACCTGCTTTCTCGACTTGACATCGATGACGTATCCGAGCTCGTTGATCTCGATGTCTGGTCCCGTTCTGCCGAGCACCGGGATGCGCTTGACGGGGGAGTATCCGGCGTCTGAAAATGTATTGCTGAGGAATTCTGCTACTGATCTCTCTACGGACCTGGGTCGTGCTTTCATAGGGTCTCCCCCAGGGCGTCCCAGATGTCGCCAGCTACTGGCGTGCTCTTTTCCTTCTCGGCAGCCGCCTCTACTGTTCTGCTCAATTGCTGGCGAAGGCGGTAGATGTATACGGCCTCAACGCTCTTGACGGTCTGCGGATTGACATCCTTCATGGATGCGAGGATGGCTGCCTGGCAGTTTTCGCACTTCTTCGTGCATAGACCCCTGTTGGTCATCGGTTTGCACCATGTATGTCCGGTGATCCTGATGGCGTCCGTCTTGTAGATGAAACCAACCTTCTTCAATTCGTCGTCGGGAACGATCTTTGCGAAGCGGTACTTATTGATCTTCATGGTTCCATTCCTATCGGTTGTAGTTGTTTGACGGGTGGAACGCAAGTGTAACACGGCCCAACAAAAAGGTCAAGCGCCAGATATGGCGTTTTTTCTTGACAACTGGTCAATATGTGGTACACTGTCGCTGTTGACAAATCCGACCCGTTCTACGGGAGGGTATATGCTAAAGGATGTTTTGCAAGGAGCAATGCGCTCACGTGGGATGAGCACGCGTGAAGCTGCCCGAGAAATCGGTATCTCTCATACCACTGTTTTCAGAGTGATAAAGGGAGACCCGTTTGATGTCGATACGCTTATTGCAATAGCGAACTGGCTCAAGGTGCGTCCGTCAACTCTCCTTGACAGCCTGGCGCGTTCTGATACAATAGGCGACCTATCACTTCTGATCGAGAGATATCCGGGTATTTTGGATGTGCTAAAACAGGCGTCGGTGGCTGTCAACCAGGGAGCCGCTTCTCAGGAGATCCTGGTCGACATTCTCTCCTATGCCCTGTACAAACTCTCTCTTAGAGGTGATAAAGATGGACCGTCCACTAAGTCAGGAGGAAAAGAGACTTCTGAAGCTCGTTGAAGCACTTATCTCGTTAGGAGATGCAACATCGAGCGATACGGAAACCACCACCACTGGTGGTGGATCAGACAGCGAAGCCCCCCAGATGTAGTGGCAAAAAGCGGGCGTGGTTCAGTGGTAGAACGTCTCCTTGCCAAGGAGAAGGTCGTGGGTTACCCCCCACCCCTGGCCAAAAGCCCCGAAATAACGAAAACACCCCCCAGAGATGGGGGGTGTTTTCGTCTCAGGAATTCTCTTGAACGTCTCCGGCTACACCTTGTATTCCTCCAAGTTTCTCGTATTCAAGGGCCGCATTGGCCTGGTCGTCGTCGGTCGGGAAGGTGACCTCGTTGGTCGAATAGATCGGCTCGTCATTCCCGGGAGCGTTGATGAATGCTTCCCATCCATTCCGGTGCAGAGACCAGATAATGCCAACGCCGGAAAATCCCGCCTTGTCCGTGAATGCAACGTAGCCGTCATCGTCGATAAAAAGTTCAGGCATGGCTTACTCCTTCTCAATTCGAACAATGACCCGGCACATAACCTCGCCTCTTTCGCTGGTGAATTGCCCAGACGGGATTGTCTTGAAGATTTCCCATCTACCAACTTTGCCGGTTACGCCACCGCTGTACCCAATGCTGGAGACGGCACGGCGATACTTATTGTAAATGGGCAGGAATTCGTTGAACATGAGGCTCTCGAGAGCTTTGCGCTCCTTGTGTTTTACTTTCATCCCGGCATATGTCTTTGGGACATTTTTTGCGAAGTGAAATTTCACAAACCTCTCATAGATAGTCATTGTGGCATCTCTCCTTTCAATGCGACCAGGACCGAGAGGTATCTGGTCCTGGTCGTGCCCTTCCTCCGTCGAGCATCCCCGGATCCCGGGTAGCAAGGGGCGGAATTTTACAGCTTGGCCATCTTGATTTCAGACGCCGGAAAGTAGATCGGGTCTACTGCGCCGACGGCAACGATCTTGACACCAGTCCTCTTGCTCATCCTGACCAGCTTTCTCTTCGCGGTGTCTGGTATGACACCGAGGATCCTGGCGAGTTCACTTCTCGATCTCGGTAGGAGGGACCTGATCAGCTGGTCTTCGAAGGTTCCGGAGGCCATCGGGTTGAAGGTGAAGCTCACTTCTACCTTGTAGCTCATTCTTCCTCCAACTCGGCGCGCTCCTCTTCGCTGAGTTCCGAGTTGTCTCCCCAGGTGTCTTCGTCGACGATGTAGAACTTATCCGGGGCTGCAGGGAGTTCTGTGACAAAATAGCCCATCCGGTTGACCAGGTGCATGCCGTCTTGGATCGCAGAGTACTCGCCTTCGCAGTAGAGTGTCCAGACGCATCCCTGTTTCTCGGCGCATACAGACCGTACGTATTCGAGTTCTTTTCCGTAGGTCTCGAACATGTATCCATCGTAGGATGCGTTCTCGTCGATGTGGTTCTTGATCGGCTTGAAGGCAGCCTCGAATTCCTCCCAGGTGAGCCTGATCACATTGTTGTCGCGATCTATTTCCTTGCAATGCAAGACCCAGTCGGAGTAGCCGAGAACAGTGTCGCCGTTTTGGACCTCGTGACGCCAGTTCTCCATCGGGTAGCTTGGATCTTCAATGCCGGCATAGACCGGGGTGATCGTGAAGCCCATCTCATCCAGGAACGCGGAGATGCGATCAAAAAAGTGATCGCGGTTGACGCGCATGCCGGCGTTCAGGAGCTTTCCGCTTTTTCCCGAGCATTCGATCTGAACGTCTTGCTGATCGTTTCTGAGATGGAAGTCGTAGATATCAAAGTAGCCATTGCGCCCTGTTGCGCTTCCGATGCAAGTGTTCATGATTGCGCCTTCCCGGAAATTGACCCGCGTACCTTTTCCAGCATCTCCGGAGATGTGCGCTGCGAAGCGTTGTTCTCGATGCTTTGGAGTACCCACGCGGGCGCATAGCAGCGGGCACCACCGAGGTGGACGACTTCTCTGTCGGCGACGAGCTGACGCACATGGTAGGCGATCCCGAATTGCGACATTCCAAAGATGTTCTTCAGCTCACTGAGCGTGGCTGGCCTATGGTTAGCCAGGAGGAACGCGTTCATTGCAGAGAGAACTTCGTCATTTTCGACCATTGATTGTCTTGACATATGATCTCCTTATTTTTTCTTCTTGCGCCCGTAGCGGCGGATAAAACCGGCGAAATCCCTCACCTGCCGAGAGGCATCAGGGTAATTGTTCTGCTCGAGAAGCTCGAGTGCCTTTTGTTCTTTTCCGTTCTCGATCAACCGAGCAACCTGGTTGGCCAGCGGAAGCTCCGGGAAGTCTGACGGGCTTGGATCTTTGGTCATTTTGCCTCCCATTCGATATGCCACGGATTTTGATCCGCCGGCGGCTCGCTGGAATAGTCCCTCACATACAAACGGCCTTTCTGCCAGTAGGCTGGAAGGCCGTTGTGAGTTGTGGCCACCGTTCCGTTGGAGCAGCCCGGAATAGGACACGGGGCTGGACCAGCGTCTCGATAAATGTGGCCGTTGAACCACAGCGGTTTACGTTTCATCCTGGATCTCCGCCTGGACGCTTGGGCCGCAGGTGATCTCGATGTCGACCAGCTTGAAGACGTCAAGCCATTCGGTGCCGCATGAATTGCATTTGACCGCGCTGTATGCACTTGCTCCATCTGCACTTACCCATCCGGCATCGATGTCTTCGCTGTCACAAAAAGGACAGGTGTCTGGACTTTCAAGATATTTCTTGACCTGATCCGCACTCAGCTGTTCCATGCGACCTTCCTTTCACTCTATCGATGATCTCCTGGGCCGTACGCATGAGTACGTCCGGGTCCATGTTTCCCATGGCGACGATCTCCGCAAGGTCGAGAAGCCGCGGAGCTTCGACGATGAGCCTGGCATTTGCTACGTATTCCTCTGCGTCCGCGGACACTTCGCAAATATCGACTGCGCCATCCTTCCCGGGAGCGCAGATCACCGGCGCCCCGCTCGATGTCTCCGGGTCGAGTTCAAGCTCCTCGCTCCAGATGAACCATTGTCCTGGTGTATGATCCATATCGGTTTCCTTTCCGGCGTCTAAAAGTCAGTCCCAGTCGTACTTGTCTTCCCAACGCTGGCGCTCTTCCTCTTCCCGCAGATGCTCGAGTTCCTCTTCGAGTTCGCGGTTGCGCCGCTCAAGACGTTCGCGTTCCCGGTCTCCGAGGAACCAGTTGAGGATCAGGAAGTTGGCGAACAGATCGCCTATTCCAAAGCGCTTGTTACCCATTCTTCACCTTCTTCCTAAAGGCGGCGCCCTTTTTGGATTGCTCTTTGGCCTCAAAGTTCACGATCTCATTGCACTTCTTTGCCACCATGAAGCCATCCTCGGTTACGCTTGCGCCCGTCGGGTCTCCCTTCAGGATCCCCTTGACGCTCAGGTGCCTGAAGATGTGGTCCGGAACAGTGAATGTTGAGCGCTGCTTCAGGAGAGCTCCTTTGTACAGCGCCGCCAGCCACTTCTTTTCATCTCTGGAAAGTTTGACGCTACCCATCTGGATCTTCGATCTCCCTTCTGAAGGCATGGATCGCGTACATATCGATCCACGACATTTCGCGGATCGGTGGGTAGGCGACGTATCTTGGGCGCCGCCCCCACTTCTTCGTTCGAGCGATCTCTGCGATGTACCTTTTCATCTCTTCGATCTGGATGACCGGGTCGAGGCCTCTCTCCATCAGAACCTGAGAGGCTTCCAGGTCCTTGCCCTGGTAGACCAGGTTCACAATGTCTCTGACTGCGTCCATGCTGGTAGCTTCTCGTAGGTGACGATGAACTGGTCGTTTTCCCATTTCACGGTTGCGGCCATTCCATCGTCAGATATCTGGGCGTAGATCTCGGGGGATTTGATCCCGACGATCTGGCGTACCATCGCCTCGACCATGTTCCCGAATGAAAAACCCGTCAGCGTAGGCTGGCCATCCTTCCCGGGAAGAGAAGCGGGCTGTGTCAGAAGATGCCAGGGATCAATGGTGACAACGACCTTGCCGTTTTTGCGGGAGATCGAATTACCCATAATCCACCCACGCGACATATCGCAGGTTCTTCTTGTGCTTCTTGGCAGCCGGCGTAAACTGCTCTACGTTGTCGACGAGGAAGAAAGAGCTGTGCTCCTTCAGGACATCGTCGTCGTACCGGGATAGGCAATCATCGGATCGCCAGGTCGGCGCCAGCTTGAGGACAGACTTCCCGACCTTCGTTTCTTTCTGGAACTTCTCGTGGAAGATCCTCCAGGTTTCCGTGGCGGTCTCCGATTTCTCGAAGCTCTCGAAGTTGTCCATGTACCACTCGTAGCAGAAAGTGTCGACCGTGATGCGGCCAAGCTCCTGCTCGAACCATGCGGCGGCCTTCGGGGCCGCCTTCTTGATGTCGTCCCAGGTCATGATCCATGCTGAGACTGCATAATAATCACTGGACATTTTGTTCTCCTTTCTGTCACAGTAGTCCTCAATGTTGAGGTGAACTGTTACGCACATGCGTGCTATGATTGGCGCATGAAGATCGTCGGCGCTGTCGAAAGCTATCTTTCAGCCTGCCATGCGGAAAACCACAGTCCCAGGACCGAGCGGTCCTACAAGGATGTCCTGAACGACTTTGTTTCAGGCGTCGGAAACATCAACATCGAGGACCTGACGCCGGAGACGATCAACGCTTACATGGGTGGGCTCTCTGCTCGACCAGGAAAGCGTGGCCAGTTCTCCAGCCATTCAATGGCCAAGTACTACGCCGTCATCCGTTCCTTCGTGCGCTGGCTGTACGACCGGCGGTTCATCAGGGAGCGGATCACGGACTTCACCAGTGCGCCGCGTGTCTCCGGAGATCTGCCAAAGGCGCTCACCGATGAAGAGGTGAAGAGATTGCTTGACCATGTATCGGGAGATTTCAGGGATCTCGTTATCATGGAGCTTTTCCTGGACACGGGCCTCCGGTTGAACGAGGTCTGTGCTCTCGATCTGAAGGATGTCCATGTTCAGGGAGCGTGGTGCCGCGTGTACGGGAAAGGCCGCAAGGAAGCGATCGTTCCTCTCGGCAGGAAGCTCTGCAGGGACTTGTCGATCTACATTCATGCACATCGCAAGCCCACCTACCAGGATGAGCCGGCGCTCTTTATCAACCGGTTTGGTCACCGGCTAGAGAGAGAGGGCCTGGCCATCCTGGTCAGGCGAGCGCTTGCGAACATCGGGATCGAGGGAAAACACGGCGCCCATACGCTGCGCCACACCTTTGCGACAAATTTCCTTCGCAACGGCGGGTCACTTGAGGCGCTGCGCCGTATCCTGCGCCACAACGATATCAAGGTGACACAGAGATACATTCACCTGGTCATGGATGATGTTATTGGGCAGCATCACCAGGCGTCCCCGTTGGATCATATGAGAAAATGATCAGTAGGGGATCCAGATGCCGGGCTCTTCAACGTTTTTCACGTCGTAGCCTGGCAGCGTGTCCAGATACTCCATAAAGTTGCTGAAGTCTTCAGGATCGTCGTTCTCGTGGGCCTCGATATGCATATAGCGGGTGTACAGATGGTCGAGAACCTCGTTGGTAAGCATCTTGGGGTCCGGCGCTGTCACAACCCACGGGGCATACTCGCCGTCACGGTTGTCGAAGTGAGAACGGTGAACGTAGTCCGGAACCAGGACGCGGGCGTATTCGTTGGGAAGGCCTCCCTTGAAGCCCTTCTTTTTGAACTTTTCAAGCATCGCCCGAATGGGATCGACGCCGGCCCTCTCGGCGAACTTTGTGAGCATCATCAGCACGTCGCCGATCTCGCCGGCAACGTCGTCGCTCTTATTCTCCGGGTTGTTGCGAACCCACTTGGACTGTGTATGAACGAACCTGTCAGCAAGCTCCCCAATTTCAGACGTCAGAAACAGCAGTGCCTGCGTGGCATCTGGGTCAGCATACCCCCGGAACTGAAAGTATTCATTCACTACCACTCGGAGGTCGAGGCTGGCGACTTCGCCACGGCCTGCGGGCTGTGCCATGTCCTCACGGACGGGGACCATGAAGCTCCCTGTACTTTTGATGTGGGCTTGTAGAGCGCTCAGGATACCGCCGATGATGCGATAAGCGGCGCGATCGCCGTCGTTTTCGTTGTCGACGGTATCGTCGAGCCAGTTGAATACCTCTTCAAGATCCTTGTACGTCAGCCGCTCCGGGGGAAAGAAGGTGTTTGCGTTGCTCATTTTGCCTCTGTGTTATCCATGTATGTACGCCAGGCAGCGTAGATCTTCTGATAGTTTTTGTACGTGTCCTCAAACAAGAGAAGGTCGACGCCGCAATTTGGGCAGATATCACCTTCGCCGGTATCGCAAAGACATATAGGGCACTCGCCAGACCTGACGCTGTTTGCATAGATCTTGACCAGGTCTTCATCTTCGACCCGTTTGCCGTTCACATTGACGGCTTCTGGAAAGTCTCCGGTGTTCACGATTACGACAGTTGTCATTTTATCTGCTCCGCTTCTCCGTGATTGGCCCATCCATCGACGATATAGATGAATTCTGTCAGCGAGGTCGATACCAGCTCGTAGACCTCGTTCTCGAGATCGACGATCTCTTCCGCGGTGCAGCTCTTGAGCCTCTTCGCTCCGTACCACGGAGACCACTCAATGTCCATTTCTTCACGGGTGTATTGGCCACGGGGAGCGCCGGGCTCGTGCGTTCCAGGGAGTTCCTGGCCATGATAGAAGACGACGTGCCATGGAGGTCGGCAAATTGGGCAGCATCCTTCGTGGCACTCGTTCTCACAATCACATTCGACCTGGTAGTCCTCTCCGTGTACGTCGCTCTTGTAATTTGGGCAGCTTTTGTCGTGCAGGCTGTGCCGCCGCTCCCACTCCTCGTCTGAATATGGTCCATTGCACACAAAGCAAAGCGCCCCCTGCGAGAGGTTTCCTGTCATGGAAGCTCCTTTCTCGTCAACGCTATGGAGTTGATGGCGATATTCAGCGTAAGCCACGAGACACCAATCTCGGCATCGTGATTGTGCTGAATGTCCTCGAGGATCTGGATCGCTTCCTCGTCGGTGATCTCCACGCCCGATCTTTCAGCCTCTAACTTGACATCTTCCGGAAGCCATACGATCACACAGGCATGCGTGTCCTTCCCGTGATAGTTGAAAAGCCTCTTGGCATGTTCTTCTAGTGTTGTCATTTCATCCACTCCTTGATTGTGGGTATGGCTGTATCGGGCTCTGCCCGCACCCAGTCATCGATGTCTTTGAACTGCTCCGGTGGAGTTCTCAGCTCAGCATGAAGCAGGTCGGCGCGGAGCTTGGCGTACTTCATGATCTTGGCACGGACATCCTCAGATGGATCGTTGTCTGCGACCAGGATGCGCTTTGGAGAAAGCGAGAGCTGCACATACCAGGTGCCGGCATCGGCCCAGATATTCTCCGAGACTGTCGGTGCGCACACCTTGATACCGTACTGATGCAGGAGCATGCAGGGGATCTCGCTCTTTACAACCAGGACCGGTTCGGTAATGTCGCGGATCGAGTTGAGATTGAACAGCGACCCAACGGAGCCTTTCTCGTTGATAAAGCGGTGGCGGTGCGCGGCGCCGGGATCCATGTTGCGCATCTTGATCCCCATCAGCCTCTCCCGGTCAAAGGATGGCATCGTCATCCACCGGGAGTGCTCGGTCTGCTTCTCGCCGAGGCGGAAGAAGTCGACTGTCTCGCGCAACAAGCCCCTGGTGGCTGCGTATTGGTAGACGGTTTCAGACGTCTGATACTGTTTCCAGAGGTCGTTCGGGAGACCGAATGGATTGGGCTTCTCGATCTGGATGGGCGAGATCTTGTATCCGCCATTCAGGATCGACAGTGCACGTCGAATGTGGTCCGGGTCCTTGTCGTTGTATCCTGGGATCTTCATGTACCCAACCAGGTCGATGACATCTCCCTGCTTTCCACATGCGCCGTGGCATTTCCACTCCTGCCCATCCCTTCCCTGAAAAATGGAAAAGGACGGAGTTTGGTGCTGGTGCGGGTGGAAAGGGAGGGGGCAGACGATCACCTTCTTGTTGCTTGACACCTGCAGGACGTCGCGGACATCGTAGAGCCTACGAGCATCCCTGATCGAGCCACCTGCGGTATTTTTCGGCCATCGTCTTGATGTCGTCGTCCTCGTCATAGTCGCACTCCTCGCAGCTTCTTGAGCGAATTGAATGGGATGAGTTGCATACCGGGCACTCTTCAGGCCAGTTGTCCATGTCAAAAACCTTGTGGTCCAGGACGATTTCGTCAGACATGTCGGCGGCGACCAGGCCTCCGTGGACGAGGGCGTAGGTCATGACTTTATGCTTTGCCATCTTGCCTCCTAAAACATTTGAGCTTGCTTATTGAACTGGTTCAAGGCACGCTTGATGTACGGAACATCCAGCTCATGGGCACGCACGACCATCGTGTGATTGAAGGCGGCGTAGTATTTTCGGTGCTTGCTCGGAACATCGTTGCGGAAGCGTTCCCAGTCTGCCTTCTGCTCTGCATGGCTCCCGCTGATGATCACCTTGACTTTGTGCGGTGATACAGCAATTGCGTCGATCATAGGTTGTAGACCTCCAGGCGGTCCATCTTGATGTTGTGGTACACAAACTTGGAGTGCTGCTCGCCGCGCAGGATATCGCGTACTGCCTTGCCGATGTGGCCGGCAGCGATGCAGGCGGTGTAGATGGTTGCCTTCTCGGTGCAGACGACGTCGGGAACATTTTTCTCGTCTTCCTCGGAGATCATGCGGTCGTAGCCATGAAAGCCGGTATCTTCCAGGTCCATGTTCACGATGTAGAGGTGGAAGATCTCGGCGGACATGCGGGCATCCAGGTACCAGCCGCGGCATGTCTTCTTCACAGCTTCCCAGATCTGTTTGCGCGCCGTGATACTGTCCACTGCAGAGATGACAATGTCATCATCGAGCAGCGTATTCTCGTCGACGCGCTCCTGAACGATCTGCGGCAGCGCTTCGTCAGAAAAGAGCATCGTCTGTCCGGCAAGCGCTTCCGCCTTGTTGGTGTGCACACTGCCGACCGTATGGAACTGGGTTGGGAGGTTGACGTTGTCGACCCTGTCATCATCGAAAATCGTCAGGAAACGAACACCCATCTTTGCCAGGGTGATCCCGGTGATGGCGCCGATCCCACCAGCCCCAATCAACCCGATCCGCATGGTCGGTGGTACGGTAAAGATCCCCATATGTCGAGTGTGGTCCATTATTCCTCCTGTCCTTGTCTTGTCTGGATCGCCCGTTGAAGAACTTCGGCAAGCGAGTGATGGTTTATTTGTTCGAGATCCTCGAATACGTCATCGATATCCTCTGCAGTTGCGTGGCGTCCGTTCATCTTGTGCCAGGAATGGCTGAACCGAAGCATTTCGGGAGGATCGTCTGGATACGCTTGCTGCATGAGCTCCATGTAATCCAAGTCGTAGATCATGCAGAGATCGTGAACGTGAGCAAGGATGCCATTTTCGCTTGTCTCATACTTTGGGGTCCATGTCTCTCGCTCATTCTCTTCGATGCTGAAAACCAACACGAAGTCAGACCGAACGGGGTGAAGACCGCTACCTGGCATATGAATGTGTGCGCGCCTCTTGATCCTTTTGGCCTCGCGCCTCCATGCCCTCATTGCGTACTCGTCTAGATGTCTATTAGTCTTGACGTACTTCCCATCAATGAGCTCGACGATTTTCATAGCTACTCCCTGGAGAGTTCCATCTGCCGGGAGGAAGGTAGATCGTATTCGGGATCATCCCAGCCATCGAGTTCTTCCTCATCTTCATCGAAATACGAGGCCATCTCCCTGTGGCGCTGCTCGTACATGCGCTTCTCGAAGTCGGCGTACATGATCCTGGTCAGGCTGTCGAGATTGTTTTCCTTCTTGTACACGCGCGCCAGCTTGACGATCTCATTGGATGGAGTGCGGTGCTCCACGGGTACATCGAACTGCACCAACTTCGGGACAAAGAACGACAACTTTCCGATCCATCCCATCGGCGTATGAACGATCGCGAGTGCCCACTGCATGATCTCTGGAATTCCGCCACACGGAGTATGGGTCATGGTGAACATATCGGTTCCAGACCATCCGGTGATCGGATGCTTGTGGAACCAGCAGCGCCGGCTTCCAGTTTCAGACGCCGGAAGCTGAATGATCTTGTCTGGATCGAATTCCGTGTATCCAACGCTTCCGACATCCATAACGTGAGGAGCGGATACCAGGAAGTTGCCGTTGCTTCGGACGACGTCGGCCAGTCCAGAGAATTCATGAGAGAAATCCCTGGTCCTTGTTGCCATGACCCATGCGGTCAGAATGACTTCTGTCTGGGGTTCAAAGATGATCTTCATTTTTTCTCCCATGGAAAGTCGAGAAGTCCCATTGTGATAG